TCTCCTCAGGCGGCGGCAGCGTTGCCCCTTCACGGTTGGGGTCGCCAGGTTCGGGAGCGATACCTGCTGACCAGGCTATGAGCCAGCAGCATCCCGAACCGCGCGAGATTCTAACAGCTTGAAGCGAATTGCGTTATATCCGCTTCTTCAGTGCTTATATCCGGTTCTTCAGTGCATAGAGCATTTCCAGCGCTCGACGTGGCGTCATGTCGTCCAGATCGACCTTGGCCAACTCATCGAGCACCGGATGTGGCAGCGAGGCGAACATATCGCTTTGCTGCGGTGTCGACGGCTTGCCCTTCGCTGCCGGTTTCGGCGCCTCGTGCGGCAGGGCGGTGTCTTCCAGACGGCTCAGATGCTCGCGCGCGCGCAAGATTACTTCGCTCGGCACGCCGGCCAGTTGCGCGACTGCCAAGCCGTAGCTCTGGCTGGCCGGCCCAGGCAGAACGTGGTGCAGGAACACGATCCGTTCGTTGTGCTCGGTAGCGTTGAGGTGCACGTTAGCTACAAGAGGTTCGGCTTCGGGCAGCACGGTCAGTTCAAAATAGTGCGTGGCGAACAGGGTGTAGGCGCGCAGATGAGCCAAGCGCTCGGCCGCCGCCCACGCCAGCGACAGACCGTCAAAGGTGCTGGTACCGCGCCCGACTTCGTCCATCAGCACCAGACTGCGCTCGGTCGCGTTATGCAGGATGTTGGCGGTTTCGCTCATCTCGACCATGAAGGTCGAGCGACCGCCGGCCAGATCATCGCTTGAGCCGATACGGGTGAAGATGCGGTCGACCAGCGATAACTCGCAACTGGCGGCCGGCACGAAACTTCCGATATGCGCCAGCAACACGATCAAAGCGGTTTGCCGCATGTAAGTGGATTTACCGCCCATGTTCGGGCCGGTGATGACCAGCATGCGCGTATTGTCGTCCAGGCTCAGGTCGTTGGCCACGAACGGCGTGGTCAGCACTTGCTCGACTACCGGGTGACGACCCTGGGTGATGCGCATGCACGGCTCGCTGACGAAACGCGGGCAGTTAAGGTCGAGGTTCAAGGCACGCTCGGCAAGGTTGCTCAGCACATCCAGCTCGGCCAAGGCGCCGGCGGTGTCCTGCAACGGCGGCAACTGGCTGATCAAGTCTTCGAGCAGCGCCTCATAAAGCATTTTTTCCCGAGCCAGCGCGCGACTCTTGGCCGACAGCGCCTTGTCTTCGAATTCTTTCAGCTCGGGCGTGATGAAACGCTCGGCGCCTTTGAGCGTCTGCCGGCGGATGTAGTCGGCCGGCGCCGATTCAGCCTGCTTGCTCGGCAGTTCGATGAAGTAGCCGTGGATACGGTTGTAGCCAACTTTTAGATTGGCCAGACCAGTACGGGCCTTCTCCCGGGCTTCCAGATCGATGAGGAACTGGCCGGCGTTTTCGCTCAGCGATTGCAGTTCGTCGAGTTCACTGTCGTAACCGGTTTTCAGCACGCCGCCGTCGCGGATCACCGCAGGCGGGTTGTCGATAATGGCTTTTGCCAGCAGCGCCGCCAGTTCTGGATAGGTGCTGGTGGTGGCCGCCAGATGCTGCAGGTGCGGCGCTTCCAGATCGGTCATCGCCACTTGCAGTTCGGGCAGTGCGCCGAGAGCGTCACGCAGACGCGCAAGGTCACGTGGTCGCGCATTACGCAGGCCGATTCGCGCCAGGATCCGCTCGATGTCGCCGATTTCCTTGAGCTGCGGTTGCAGCTTTTCAAAACGGTAGCCGTCGAGCAGGCAGCGAATCGACGTCTGGCGTGCCAGCAGCACTGTGAGGTCGCGCAACGGCCGGTTCAGCCAACGAGTCAGCAAACGGCTGCCCATGGCGGTCTGGCAACGATCGACCACCGATTGCAGCGTGTTGTCGCGGCCACCGGCCAGATTGGTGTCGAGTTCCAGATTGCGCCGGCTGGCGCCGTCGAGCACCACGGTGTCATCGAGACGTTCGTGACGCAGGCTGCGCAAGTGGGGCAGGGCGGTGCGCTGGGTCTCTTTGGCGTAGGCCAGCAGGCAGCCGGCAGCGCCGATGGCCAGGGTCAGGTTTTCGCAGCCGAAGCCTTTCAGGTCTTGAGTGGAAAACTGCTGGCAGAGACTTTTCAACGCCGAGTCACGCTCAAAGTCCCACGGCGCACGACGACGTACGCCACGGCGTTTCTCCGCCGGCAGGTCTTTAGGCCAGTCATCCGGAATCAGCAGCTCAACCGGATTCACCCGCTCCAGTTCTGCCAGCAGGTTTTCCCAGCCTTTGATCTCTAGCACGGTGAAGTTGCCGCTGGTGATGTCCAGCACCGCCAGACCGAACAGGCGCTCATCGCCCAATACAGCTGCGATCAGGTTATCGCGGCGTTCATCGAGTAACGCTTCGTCACTGACCGTCCCCGGCGTGATGATCCGTACGACTTGACGCTCCACCGGGCCTTTGCTGGTGGCCGGGTCGCCGACCTGCTCGCAAATCACCACCGACTCGCCGAGCTTGACCAGTTTCGCCAGGTAACCTTCCGCCGCGTGGTAAGGAATCCCACACATCGGAATCGCCTGTCCCGCCGACTGCCCGCGCGCGGTCAGGGTGATGTCCAGCAACTTGGCGGCTTTCTTCGCATCTTCGTAGAAGATTTCGTAGAAATCGCCCATGCGATAAAACATCAGCTGGTCCGGATGCTGATTCTTCAGGCGCCAGTATTGCTGCATCATCGGAGTGTGGCTGGATAAATCTGAAATTGCTTTATTCATCAATGTCTTAGAGTGATTCTGGTAGAGGTGTGGGGCAAAAATGGGGCGGTGGCGCGTGTTGCTTGCCAAAATTCCACCGAATAGAACGAGGTTAACATAGGGGGTGGTGGGGAATGCCAGTCGGGACTATGTTGAGTGTGACGCCACCACCCTGCCACCACTATGAGGCCGGAGCAAACAATGAAAACGGAATTCCCAGGTTTTTTTTCGACTCAAATCGATGATATCGATCAAATGTGGGGCGACTGTATTTTTGTCTTGGATGCTAATGTTCTGCTCAATCTTTATCGATACTCTGATCTCACTTGTGCGAAGCTGCTTGATGTATTCGAGGCGTTGGGTGAGCGACTTTGGATACCTCATCAAGTAGCGTTCGAATACCTAAATAACCGACTAGCCGTGATTGGTGAGCAGGGAAAGATATATGATGATGCGGTCAAGAAGGTTGAAGCTCTAAAGAAAAGTTTAGAGAGTCACAATCAGCATCCTTTTGTTAGTGAGGCCACTCTCACTGAAAGTTCAGCTTTGTTCGCTCGGCTCTCATCTGAGTTAAATGAGAATAAACGTGTTCATGACAAGCGAATAAATTCGGATGAGATCAAGGATAAGTTAGGGGTATTGTTTGATGGGAAAGTTGGTCAGGCTTTTGAGCGCGCTCAGTTAGAGCGGATTCTAAAGGATGGTCAGGAGCGATATGAGCAAAAAATTCCACCGGGTTTTTGTGATGTGAAAAAAGCCTCTGATTCAATAATTTTTGATGAAAGGTGTAGGCCTTATGGCGACTATATAGTCTGGCTACAAATTCTCGATAAAGCAAAAGCTGACCAAAAGCCGGTGATCTTTGTGACGGGTGATGCAAAGGAAGATTGGTGGTATACATTTCAGGGTAAGACTCTTGGGCCACAGCCGAAGCTAAAAGAGGAGTTTTTATCTGTCGTTGGTTCATCTTTTTATATGTACTCTCCCGATAGGTTTCTAGAAAGGGCAAGCGAATACCTAAACCAGGATGACTCTGAGGAAGCCGTTAAAGAGATTCGTGATATTCGCGTGGATGATCAAGAAAATATGCTCTATGCGATAAAATCAGATTGTCCGAGCTTTCCCGGTAAATGGTTTTTTGATAAGACTTTGGGTTGGGTAAAGGATACTGATAGTAGCCTCAGGGAGAGGGAGGAAGCGCTTGTTTTATCATTGCTTGAGATGAAAAAGGAATTGCAGTCTCTGGCAAGTATTCGTGCAGGCCTGATCGCGCTCAATATTGATTCTGAAGAGGAATCTTATAAGCGTTGTGTTGACGCGATTCGAAGTATGGATTCAATGCGTGAAATGGTGGAGGTTGAGCTTGAGAGAGTACGCCGCGAACGCTTAACTCGATCAGCGGCGGACTCTATAAAGATGATAAATGAGGGTTTTAATAAAGGGATGGTGCCTTGAACTGTTTTGTCAGTGCCGACCATATATTTTTTAGCTCGGAAGGGGATTCGTCATCCATCCATTTTGCATATACCTCAACTAGCATAGTGAAGTCTTTGTGTCCCATCTGTTTCGCAATGAACGCCAAATTGCCACGCGCAGTCAGGCACCAGCATGCATATGTATGTCTGGTCTGATAGGGCCGGCGCGGGCGTATCTCAGAGCGTTTTTGTACGGCGGCCCATTTGGTATTCCATGATGTCGGGACGTACCAGTGATTGATGATTTTCTTTCGAGCCTGCGTGGTCGGAGACAGCAATGGCGTTACCGTTTCCTGCCTGCTCTCATGCCGATTCATATAAATCTCGATAGTCCTCGGTTCATGGTTTTCAACGAGACCGATAAGGCTTTTGCAAGCATCGAGGGCTGGTGGCATCAAAAATACGGTGCGGGGCTTACCAGTTTTGGGGACTTTGAAGGTGCCGTCTGCAGTGATCGCTCTGGTAATGTGTAGCTGCCCGGACGCCAGGTCAATATCCTCCACCGCCAGCCCGCATAATTCTCCGGGTCTAAGTCCTGTGTAAACGGCGAGTGTGATCGCAGCCGAATCCTGAACGTGTAAACAGCCCTTATTTATCAACTGGTCGAACTCTGCTTTCGTCAGAGGATCTGGTTCGCGTCCGATCATTGCGAAACGGACGCAGGCCGCCGCCAACCCCTCACGGCAATATCTGTTGTCTTCACACCACGCTAAGAAGCCGGCGAAAGTCGCCAGGTAATGGTTCGCCGTCGACGGCGCCCTGGTGGCGATCAATTGGGTTCTCAGTCGTTGGATATCTTCGGGTAGCAGGATGCCCACCAAGCGATCCGAGCCTAGCAATTCAGCGCAGATATCCAATGCATAGCCGTACTTTTCTTCGGTCATTGGAGTGATGTCGACAGCCTTCAGCGGTTTGTAACGCGCAAGCAGCGCCCCGATCCGCTCGTCTTTTACGGCCGTGTAGTTCGTCGCATTTTTTGAGTTTGGGAAGTGGCGACCGTACTCAAAATGCCCTGTCTTGATCTCGTGAAGAATTGCCGCCCTGAGTAGGGCGGCATGCTTGACGTTGGCTTTGGTCACGGGCAAGCCAAGGGTTTCGCGGCAGCGAATTCGCCGCCACATGAATACGACGCGAATGCTTCCGCCGTGTATCTCAATCCCTTTGTGTTTGGCCAGCTCTGCCTCTAGGCCGCTTGCTGCGGTGCGCTCTCGGCCCACTTGTCATACTCCGTCATGTTGATTGCGATTCGGCCGTCTGGCGTCTTGCGCCAGACCCTGCCTTGAGCCCACGTGCCGTTTTTAACCTTGTGGCGAATTGCGTCTTCGCTATATCCAGTGAGTTCGGAGGCTCGGTTGATCATCACCCAGCGAGGGAGGCTCATGATTGTGTCTCCCGTAGCATCAAGTGCAGGACGAATGTTAGAGGCTGCATGGGCACGTCCCTTCTTGCTGAGCAACTAGCGCGGCATGCTTCCACGCTCTGCGACTCCAAGCGGCGAAGCCGGCCCGGTACGCGTAATGCTCACGGGCGAATGAGTCGGATGTATTCGCGCCTGGTGCGGTGATGTACGTGCCTCGCTGTGTGCAGTACTGCAGACCTTCGGGCACTGGGAACTCTTTTTCGAACTCGGCGCGCTCGTTGATCTGCACCTTGTTGGCGGCAATTTTTTCGGGGCGTTCGGAGGCGCAAACGGGGTGCTTATACCCCTCCGCAAGCTGCGCGGGCGGGCGATTCTGAGCGTTTAGCGTGGCATTGGGTGTCGCTGCCTCGCGCAGCTTTACGTGGGGTATAAGTGCCTCGGTGGAGCTGCTGCAAGGAACAATAATGCCTGCTGCTGCGCAGCAGAGACTGTTTGTTTCTAGTATGTCGACGCTGGTTTCCTTGCGGAGCAAAGCGGTCGTGGATTGGGTGTCGTGCTGGTCCATTTGCATGCCGCTTTCCTCCGAAATTTGAGTGCGCGTTGGTGCATCAGCCGCTGATGGGGCGTTAGCCGGGTTGCGGTGGGTGCTGGATTGGGGACGGATTTCGCTCATGCGGCGTTCTCCTGCTCGACCGGTTCCAGCAGAGCAGCCATGGCCAGCGCCTGGTCACGGAGGGCGCTGGTATCGCGTTCCAGCTTTTTGCCGGTGCGAAAGGCGCTGAATGTTTCAGATGCGATCCGGAGTTTCTCGGCGATTTCCAGTAGGATCAGTCGTTCCTGTTCGCCAAGTTTTGAGGCAGCCAAGGCGCGCTCATAGTGCGTGTAGAGTTTCTTGCGTTGGTTGTGTGCCTGATCAAGGGTGTGCCGCAGGTTGCGGATTTCTTCCGCGCTATCAGCGCTCTGGATCGCTTGGCCGTCTCGATACCCAACACAGCCGCCAACGTCATAGCCTTCGCTGTAGCCCTCTGAATGTCCCTCGGCTCGGCCACTGTTGAAGCCGTGCCGGTAGGCGAGCCAGTAAACGCCGGCGGTCATGAGGACGATCGCTATCAGCGCGTAGATTTGAACTGCAGTCATGTGGTGTGCTCCTGGTGAAGTCTTCGGCTGGTGGTGGCAGCCGTTGGTTTTTGGGTGTTACTCGTTGGTGTCGTCCTGCTGCCGCTGCATGTCTTCGTCGGCCTTGTAAGCGCGGATGTCGATCAGTGAGGCGACGTGGCGGATGTGTGCGTACTTCGGTGCCTTGCGGCTGGTGTCCAGCGTGGTGATGGGGAGCTGGATGCGACCGCTGCTTATCTCGGCCACGAACGATTGCTCGTTGAGGTTGCGGAAATACTGCTCGCGCACTTTTTCGAGCGGGATCAGGACGTCACCGAATATGCGGTAGAGCAACTCGACAGTGGCTGATTCCGGCGCCGGGTGCAGGCGCAGAGGGTTTTGTGCTGTGTTACTCATGGCTTTGTTGGGCCTCCTTGCGTTGTTTTCTGGCCGGGTGGTTCCAGTCGTTCAAGCAGTGCGTTCTGGTCAGCTCGCGCAGATGTTCGGGCACTTCGAGGAGCGCGGCGTTGCGCTCCTCTCGTGTCCGCATGGCGATGATCTGGCGGGCGTATTCCCTAGGCCACGTCACGGCTGTCAGCCGGGATGGCAGGCAGGTCGATGCCCAACTGCTCAGCTAGCCAGCGGATTCCGGGCTGCTTGATCCGGGTCGATTGGCTGTATTGCATGCCGAGCTGATCGTGATACCAGTGGCCATCCTTGATCCGCAGGTAGTCGCGGTCACGGTTGGGGTAGGCCGGTAGGTTCCGATCGTTGAGCAGACCTTTTTCACGCATGCGTGCGATGAGCTTCGGGCGGGTCAGGCCGAGGTGGGTTGCGGCTTGGGCGAGGGTGCGTTCCATGGTGCGCCCCTCATGCCGCGTGCGCGGCTGGGGTGGCCGCAGCAGCAAGATGATTGATGGACTCGCTTACCTTGACGTAGATATCTGCATCGCTGCCGTACACGGTGAAGCACCGGGTGTGCGGGCTTTTGTTACCGATGCTCAGGATGGTGGTGACGCCTGAGCGTGATTGAGTGCGGTGCAGCGCAACCTGGAGTGGGTATTCGAAGCCCATGTCGAGGCTCAGTACGCCGCCGGTGCGTACCAGCTCGAACACCCGCTGCTTATCCGATACCTCAAAGCGGCCGTATTCGCGGCTGGCGTGGGGACGGTGCAGCAGGTCGCTGGTATTGCTCGCATCGAACGGGCCGTTGGCGATCTCTTCGATGAAGTCCGCCAGCTTTAGATGCATCTTCTTTTCGTTCGGCAGGGTCAGCGTGTGGCGCTCGCTGCCCAGCTCCACGACGAAGGTGCTTTCCGTGATGCCACGTTCAACCTTGAGGCGAAACGCCAAGCACTCGCGCCTAGGCGCGGTCCGTAGGACGTGGTTGAAAGTCTCGGTCAAGTTGACCTGAGCATTGAGCAGCTGCAGGGTGCGGTTGTCGATTTTGTACTTGATCATGCTGCGTGCCCTCCGCCGTTCGGATTGACTGGGGCAGGAGTGGTGCCTGCTGTCATCTTCCGTTTGGTTGCAACAAACGTGCAGCCGCATTCGCGGGCTCGACGGCGAATCTCAAAAATTACCCGGGGGTCTACTGCTGCTGGATGTGCATGCACTGATGTCTTGATATTCATTTCTCTGCTCTGTGGTGGAAGAGTCTAGTGAATATCAACCGAAAATTGATAACTGTCAACTGCTGGTTGATGTTTCTGTTGGGCTCCTTATGGCAGTGGCTTTCTGCCTTGTGAACAATCATTATTGGCTATCGATGCATCCAGCTTGCAAGGAACAGCAATGTCAGTCAGATATTTAGAAAAGCTTCACGTAGAAAATGTCAGGAAGTTTGAAACTCTTAATATTGAGTTTGGCCCGAGCTTTAATTTCATCGCTGGACCTAATGGTTGTGGAAAAACTTCAGTCTTGGTGTGCATAGCTCACTGTTTTGACGTGTCTGGCGTCGGATATTCGACAGTTAGTGAACAATCTGTCATGTGGATAGATATGGTGGATGGGGACGACAAATTAAGAATCGGTTTGGGAAAGAACTCTTTAAGTGGCGGATATCGAAAAGGCAGTTTTAAAATAGGAAATCAAGGGGTTTCCGTTGAAGAGGGGCGGCAGTACATTAAAACGTACGAGGATCGCGCCGAGTCACTTTCGCCTTTATTTATTGGTGCAAATCGGAGTATTAGGTATAAGTTGATAGAGGGTGTGGCAAGGGAGTTACCTGTTGAAGATGCTATTAAGACCTACCGGAAAAACAGCGTAAAGTCTTTGCATGGCGAATGGGCAGGAGATATTAAGCAATGGCTCGTTAATAGGTATTTTATTATTGACAAGGATTGGGCGGCTGTAGAGCGAGAAAATTTTTCTAGGTTTACAGATGCGCTTCAATACATTGGTCCTGATGGTAGCGATTTTAAGTTTATTGAGATCGGTCGAGATCTAGAGCCAATATTTTCTATCTATGGGAGACGGTGTTATTTAGAAGAACTTTCTTCTGGGTTTCAAGCGGTTTTTACCATAATTGTGATGATATTTGAATGGGTGGAAACAACTAGTCAGTCAAACCGTTTGGCGGCTACTGCAAGTGGAACGGTATTGATCGATGAGCTGGATCTGCATCTTCATCCTGAGTGGCAATTTACGTTGCGCGATGGGTTGTTAAAACTTTTTCCTAAGCTGCAATTTATTGTTACAACGCATTCGCCCCACTTGCTTGCGTCTGCTAAAGAGAATGAAGTACTAATCATGCCTGCAAACGCAGTGGGCGGCGAAATAACGTCATCTGATCAATTATATTCAGGATGGTCAACTGATCAGATTCTGACCGATGTTATGGATGTTAAAAGCTTAGAAAATAAGGATTATCAACGTCTAATTGGTGCGGCTATTTCTAAGGCAGAAGAGAGAGACCTGGGAGCGTTGGAGGAGGCTATCGCTAGCCTAGAGAGAGTAGCACATCCAAGCGATACTATAGTGATCGTGCTAAAGGCTAAACTTGCATCTCTGGTGGCTCTTAAGGATGATTAAGCTTAATAGAGGAACTGAGCCAGAATATTTGAAAAATAATAAAGTCGAGTTGACTCGGAAGCTGAAAGAGGCGATTGATGTTCATGGTTCTTATAAGAATATTCCGGAAAAAGAAAAGGAGCTGTTAATAGCTCCTTACCGGCACAAGGATGTCAAGTCAGAACTTACTCGTTCTTCCAATGGGAAATGTACGTTCTGCGAATGCATTCCGTCAGAGGGTGGGAATGTTGAGGTTGAACATTTTAAACCAAAATCAATTTATCCAGACCAAACCTTTGAATGGTTAAATTTATTGCCAGCGTGTAGGCGTTGCAATGGGAATAAAGACGATCACGATACAGGTAAAGAGCCTATAGTCAATCCTTATGATTTAGATCCTGCTCATTATTTTTATTACGAAGGGTTGAATGTAAAGAGCTGGCCGGGGCCAACGTATGATGTTGCCGAGCTAACTATAGAGGTTTGCGGGCTCAATACTCTGCGGTTATGGGAGCCTCGTTCGAAAATTCATGTGAGTCTCCACGATTTCGAACTATCCCTAAAACAAGCTGTCGCGAATTATCACAGCGTAAATACATTGAAGAAAAAAGCTAACAGACTGCGCTCTATACGTGAGGCGATCGATAGGATTGAGATGCTTGCACGAGAAAGTGAAAAGTATTCCGGCTTCGCCTCATGGTTTTTAGGGCGCTCCAAAATATATCGCGAAGCTAAAATAATGATAAATATGATGTGACTGATTTAAATAAGCTTTTATTCTGGGATGAATGAGCCAACGACTTTGCCGCAAATATGTGTCTCCTCCGTAATGTCAATGATTGGATATTGCGGATTGATGGGTCTTAGAAATTGTCGGCCAGCGTCCTCTACTAATATTTTGAAGGTTGCTTCATTTGTGCGGGGCACTCTGGCAATTACTCGATCCCCTGTCTTTGTTTCAGCTTCAGGATCGACAAAAATAATACATCCTGTTGGGTAGCTGCGCCCAGGTCCTGGATTAGTCATTGAGTCACCGAGAACCTTCAAGGCATAGCCATGGTTGCTAATCGGAACCGGGCACGACAACCAAGAGTCACTATCATAATTCTCTATGTTTGAGATCGCCTCGCACCAAGCCCCGGCCTGAACCCAAGAGATCAATGGGACTTTGCCAAAGCGCTGATTGATTTCACTGACGTTGCTCAAGTCACTAGGGGCTAAAACGCGAACGTTGCTATGGCCAGTCTGCTCTTTCGGGAGAACCCCATACTCAAGCCATTCCCGCCTGACACCAAGCCATGAGCAGAGGGCCGACATGCTATCCGCCTCAGCCATCGCTTCGCCATTCAGCCATTTGCTGATGGCCTGGGTCGTTTTATCAACCCCTACGCTTTTCAACTGACGATGAATATCCACTCCACGACCACGGGCACGTACGCCGGCATCGTTGAGAGCTTCGTGTAGGCGCTCGCTGAAAGCTGCGCGGAGAGAATTTTTATCAACCATGAGTTGAGAGTCTCATAAAGGTTGCGCAATAGTCAGTTGAGCTATAACATCAACCGCAAGTTGATAAATGGAGGTTGTCATGTTGGACCCCGCAGATTTTCCGAGCGCAATTGCGTTTGCTTTTGAAGCCGTAGGCGGCATCGGGGCCGCTGCGAAGGTATGCAATAGAAGCTACCAGGCACTGAACAAATGGCGTCAGGCGGCATGCCTGCCGCGAACGGACTACACAGGTGAAACCAAGTACGCCGAGCTGTTAGCGACTGCCGCGAAGCAGAAAGGCAACGCATTCCAAGCGGCTTGGCTGTTGAACGCTTCGGCTCCACAAAAAGCTGCAGCGTAGTCAGAAAAAAGGCGACCCAAGGGCCGCCCAGTTCCTCCCGGCACGCACCACCTCAGCGCTGTCGGGTTGCGATAGAGAAAGGCGGGCACACCACATGCAACCACCGCTCTTTATCGCGCTTTTCCAAGGCTCGGAAGCCTTGGTGTTGCTGCCTCTTCCACCACAGATTTGGCAGCTGTTGCGCCAGGGGTGAGCAACGGATTGCTCGCCCCGGCACGGTGCCGGTATCGATCCCGAAGATCTAGCCGGCGTTTGGGCCCTTTCAAGCCACGCGGCAAATGTATCACCACTGCATGTCGCGCGGCACTGGCAACTTACAAGGATTAATGCCATGAGCCGTATCGCTCTGAGTTCTGTTGAGCGGGCGCAGCGGGAAGTTTTGCCGCTCGATCTCGCGCTTTACCATGCCGCTCGGGACTACCCCGGCGGCGCCGCAGCCATCGCCGCCACCACCGGCCGAAATGCGACCACGCTGCAGCACAAGCTGTCCCCAACCCACCCCAGCCACACGGTGAACATTCAAGAGTTCGGCGAGATTCTGGAGCTGACCAAGGATCGCCGCATTCTGGATGCGGTGCATGCGTTGGTGGGTGACACGACTTGGCAGGAGCTGGCTGAGGCATACACCAACGACATGCCGGAGACGTTGACCACCGGTATTGCCGAGTACTTCCGGCAGGTTGCGGATCTGGCGGATACCTGGGCCAAGAGCATTGGCGACGGGGTTGTTTCCGATGAGGAACTGGCCGCGATTCGCCTGCAGGTGTTCCGTGGGATTCAAGGGCTGTTGGGATTGTTCAACCGCGCCACCTACGTCAATCAGACGACGCGGGGTACTGATCGTGGTTGATATCGTCGACTTCGCTAATGACCTAGTGCAGGAGCGCATTGATCAGGCGCTGGCTGCACGTCTCCTCGCCGCCAAGCCCGCCTTGGCGGCGCATTCGTTTCTGTTCTGTGAGGCCTGTGATGGCCCAATTCCTGAGGCTCGCCGTTTGGCGCAGCCCGGTTGTACGCAGTGCGTGGATTGCCTATCCCTCGCAGAGTTGAAAGGGGCGCGCCATGCTCGATGAGGTATTAGGGCAATTCGCGGATTACGGTCTTGAGCCTGCGCAGCCATTGGTTTTCGGCAAGCTGACCCGCTGCAAAACGATGCAAGACAAGGGCAAGGAAAAGAACGGTTGGTATGTCGTTCACGAGCAGCACACGCAGAAAGGCGAGACGCTGATCTTCGGTGCGTTCGGTGACTGGCGTTCGGGCGAGTCTCAGAAGATCAAGGTCAAGGCTGGGCGGATGTCGCCTGAAGAACGCGAAGTTATGCGCGCTCGACAGGAGGAGGCCAAACGCCGCGCGGCTGAGATCTCGGCCAACGCTGCACGTCGCGCGGCCAATCGAGCGGCCGGTATGTTCAAGCGCATGCCGGAGAAGGGCCGTAGCGACTATCTGGATCGCAAGCAGATTGTCGGCTTCGGCGTTCGGTATGCGCCGCGCACTGGCGCCTTCCTGGTACCGATGAGCAATGTGCGGGACGAGATTGTCGGCCTGCAGGTGGTGTTCCCGACCAAGCAAGAGGACACCGGGCGGGACAAATCCTATTGGCCTTACGGCATGTCCAAAGAGGGTGCTTTCCATCTGATCGGGCCGCACCCGGATCCGGGCGAGCCGGTGCTGGTGTGTGAGGGTTACGCTACCGGCGCAAGCCTGCATATGGCCACGTCTCTGACTGTGGCCGTTGCGTTTGATGCGGGCAATTTGCTGGTGGTTTGCAAGGCCATGCGCGAGCGTTTCGCCGGTTGCCCGCTGATCATCTGCCGGGACGATGACTGGAAGACAACGAAGCCGAATGGCGAGGCGTGGAACCCCGGTGAAGAGAAGGCAAACAACGCAGCGCTGATTGTCGGCGGCCAGGTGGTCGCGCCGATCTTTTCTGGCGAGCGAGAAGCCAAGTGGACCGACTTCAACGATCTGCATGTTGCTGAAGGTTTGGAGGCGGTGCGCCGTCAAGTGTTGGCGGTCGTCAAGCCGCCGGCTGCGGGTGGTTGGAAGGATCTGCTGGCACGCAGCGAAAGCGGCGCGCTGATTGCGCACATGCAGAACGTCGAGTTGATCCTGGCCAACGATGAGCGTTGGGCCGGTGTGATCAGCTACAGCGCGTTCAGCTCGAAGATCGTCAAGCTACGAGCGGCGCCGTATGGCGGCGGCACGGGTGATTGGGCGGACATTGATGATGTGCGAGTGATGAAGTGGCTCGCGCAGCAGTACAACTTGCGGGTCAAGGCTTCGCATGTGATCGAGGCGGTGAGTGTGGTTGCGCATGACCATGCGTTTCATCCAGTACGCCAGTACCTGCGCAAGCTGCAGTGGGATCAGGTGCCTCGGCTTGAAAGTTGGCTTACCGACGTCATGGGCGTGAAGGCGACAGATTATTCGGCAAAGGTCGGCAAGCGCTGGATGTTGTCGGCCGTGGCGCGGGTGATGAAGCCGGGTTGCAAGGCTGACTCGGTGATGATTCTGGAAGGTGCGCAGGGCGCCGGTAAGTCGACGGCGATGAGCATTCTCGGCGGCGAGTGGTTCATGGACACGCCGTTTGCGCTGGGCGACAAGGACGGCTTTCAGGCGATCCGGGGCAAGTGGATCGTCGAGCTGGGCGAGCTGGACAGCTTCAACAAGGCTGAGAGTACGAAGGCCAAGCAGTTCTTTTCGGCGTCCACCGACACTTACCGCGAGAGCTACGGCCGCAGAACAATGGACGTGCCACGCCAGTGTGTGTTCGTGGGTACGACCAACCAAGACGAGTACCTGAAGGACGCCACCGGCAACCGGCGTTACTGGCCGGTCGGGTGTACGAAGGTGGATCTGGAGTTGTTGCGCTCGATGCGCGATCAGCTATGGGCGGAGGCAGTGTTCTGCTACGACGCGGGCGACCTCTGGTGGGTGACGCTGGATGAAGCGGCGATGTTCGGCGAAGAGCAGGACGAGCGTTTCGTTGTGGATGAATGGGAAGGTCCGATTTTGACCTGGCTCGAGGAGTCGCAGATCGGCGAGACCACCACCGGTAGCGACGTGCTCACCAGTGCGTTGAAGTTGGACTTCGGGCATTGGGGCAAACCGGAGCAGATGCGCGTCGGCGCGATCATGCATCGGTTGGGCTGGCGGCGTGTTCGGTTGCCGGCGTTGGCAAAGAGCGGCCAGCGGCCTTGGGCATACAAGAAGCCGGCAGGGTGGGGCGGTGCTTCGGCGTTGCAGCGAGTGGAGTTAGAGGAGCCTTGCTTTGATTAAGGAGATCGATTCGCTGCTTCGGTTGTGGGCGCAGGAGCTGCACTCGGAACATTCAAAAGGAGGGCTGGCAGGGGGAAACATGGTTGCCATGATGATGGAGAGCAACGGGCAACTGATCAGGGGGCGGCGTGCTTTCCGGGCGCCGCTGGAGAGTTCGTTGGACATTGAGCTGATTGTGACCAAGCACCTCGCGCCAGAGCTGGTAACGGTGGTGCGTGAGCATTACTGCACGCTCGATGTGGATATGCGCCTGCGGTATGCCCACTGCGGTTGTGGCCGCGATACGTACTATCAGCGTTTGCATGAGGCGCACCTGCAGATCTTCGGCGTGATGATGGGGCTGGCTGCGTGACTCCAAGCATTCGTCCGGCTGTTGTTGTCCCACTGGCCCGTCTTGTCTCGCTGCGTTTTGATGCAGTGGGACAGGTGCGGGCCTTGTCGTTGTTGGGCTGTCCCACCGTCCCGCCTAGAAGTGCCTCCCGCCCGTGTGAGCGTAGCGGGCGAGCATTACGCGCTTACGCGCGAACGCGTGTTCTTTAAAATTCTTCCTTTACACGAGAAAGAAGAAAGATAGGTAGGACAGTGGGGCGAAGCCCCGAATTCAGGCGCTCTCAGGCGTCCCACTTCGATTCTGAGAAGTGGGACGTATGGGACACCATAGAAACAACAGAATGCCGTGGTGGTGTATTCGCCGACATTCGCTAGGCGTTCACCCTGCGTTACCCACTTATTCACCGGGTGGCATTAAAACAGGGTTGCTGCCACCGGAATCGACCTGTAAAAAGTAGTCATCTTCGATAGGTGCGACCGCAGAGAGCGGCATGCACCACACCACCAAACCCGGCCATTGCGCCGGGTTTTTGCGTTCATGAGGTAGGCGATGACAAGCGAGCAACAAGCACTGGCAGAAATGCCGATCTGGTTAGTGATCGTCCTGGCTCTGGTCGGTGGCGTATCGGGGGAGATGTGGCGGGCGGACAAGGATGGGGCGCGGGGCTGGGCGTTGTTGCGCAGGCTTGCACTTCGGTCGGGTGCCTGCATTGTCTGCGGGGTGACGGCGATGATGTTGATGATTGCCGCCGGGATGTCGCTGTGGACGGCTGGTGCGTTGGGTTGTTTGACGGCAATGGCCGGCGCGGACGTTGCCATCGGGTTGTACGAACGATGGGCTGCCAAGCGATTGGGCCTCAGCGAAGCCCCGCCAACCAGCGGCGGGCAGGGGTGATGCACCGCCCCGGCACCCCGAAAACTGCCGGGGACCCTAGGGGTATCTGAAGGACACGGGGTCGGAAACCCGCGGGAAACTGTTAGCGGGAGCACCCTCAGCTTACTGAAATTCAATCCATTGAAATTGAAAGGTCTGCATTGAAAGCCGTTGAAAGGAGGGCTTATGACAGAAACAACTTACCTGTCAAAAAGCGCCTTCGCGGCGCGCATCGGCAGGGCGCCGAGCTACATCACCTGGTTGAAAAACAACAACCGCCTAGTGCTGTCGCCGGACGGAAAACTGGTGGACGTACAGGCCAGCGAAGCATTGATTCGCGACACCGCTGACCCAAGCAAAACTGCCGTCGCCGAGCGTCACCAGCAAGACCGGATTCAGCGTGACGTTTACAGCCAACTGTCGACCCAGACCGAGCCGACTTCCACGGCTGCGCCGCCGCAGGTTCTCACTAGCGATGGCAAGCAGCCCGACTTCCAGAAGGCCCGCGCACTGCGTGAACACAACATGGCCAAGCTGGCGGAGATCGAAGTGGGCAAAGCTCAAGGCTCGCTGGTCTCCAAGGAGGCGGTAGAAACCGGCGCCTACAACGCAGGCCGCTTGCTGCGCGATCAACTGTTCGGTCCGCTGCCGCAACTCTCCCACGACCTTGCGGCCATGACCGATCCCTGGCTGATCGAAAAGCACCTGACCGCCACCTTCCGCCGAACGCTGGAAGAGGCCGAGCGCCTCTCTTCAGCAGACCTTGAACACGCCATGACAACGGATTGAACCCATGCACACGGAATTTCCTGACGGTGCAGAGGTGTACCGTGAGGCTTATTTCCGTGGACTGCGCCCCGACCCCGATCTCTGGATCGACGAATGGGCCGACGAGTACATGCGAATCCCGCGTGACACCGGCGCCCCTGAACCCGGCCAGTACCGCACCTCTCGAACACCTTATGCCCGCGAGCCAATGCGCTGCCTTTCGCCCGCTCACCCTTGCAGACGCGTTATCACCATGGTGGCCTCGCAGCTGATGAAAACGCAGATCGCCCTGAACTGGATGGGCGGCCTAATCCACATGGCACCGTCGAACATCCTGGCGCTGCTCCCCAGCCTTGGCCTGTCCAAGCGAGTGTCGGGGCGGATCAGCAAGACCATCAAGGCCACCCCCGTTCTGCGCGAACGGGTCGCGGCCACCCGCTCGCGGGACGCACGCAACACGATGGACACCAAGGAATTCGAGGGTGGCTCGCTGTACGTCACCACGGCCGGTTCTGCGGCCAACCTTTCGGAGCTGTCGGCACGTTATATCTACGGCGACGAGGTCGACCGTTGGGAGAATGACGTCGGCCAGGAGGGTGATCCCATCCGGCTGGCCGAGACGCGGGCGACCAATTTCGGCCGTAACGCCAAGATCTATTTTTCCAGCTCGCCAACGATCAAGGGCGCCTCGCGAATTGCGGATCTGTTCGAGTCGAGCGACCAGCGACACTACTACGTGCCGTGTCCCACCTGCGGTCATATGCAGGTGCTGGAATGGGAGCGGCTGCACTACAGCAAGGACCTCAGCTCTGTGCATTACGAGTGCGCAGCACCTGAATGCGACGTGCTGATTGAGGAACACCACAAGAGCGACATGCTCGCCCGAGGCGAGTGGCGTGCCCATGCGGACGGCGACGGCAAAACCGTTGGCTTTCATCTCAACGCCCTGTATTCGCCGACTGGCTGGATGGATTGGGCCGGCCTTGCTGAGGAGTTTGAAGACGCCAAAAAAGCGCAGGATCAAGGCGACACGAGCCTGATGCAGGTGTTCTACAACACTCGTCTGGCCAAGGTCTGGGACAGCGCGCTCGAACAGACCAAGGCGGAAGTGCTGATCGCTCGGGCGCGGCTGGAGACTTACACCCTCGGTGCAATGCCGGTCGGTGTGTTGATGCTGACCGGCGCCGTCGACGTCCAGGCCAACCGCTTGGAACTGATGGTGATGGGCTTTGGCGTCGGCATGGAGCGCTGGGTGGTCGACCACCAGATCATCTGGGGCGATCCGGCAGACGAGCGCACCTGGGCTGTCCTGGACGAGAAACTCAAGGCCCGTTACCGGCATCCCTGTGGTGTCGGTCTGGCGATTCTCGCCGTCGGCGTCGATTCCGGCGGTCACCACACCGATGAGGTCTACCAGTTCTGCCGCGTTCGCCGCTGGCGCAACATCTTCGCCATCAAGGGCGCGAGCAAGCCGGGCCGACCGGTGATTGCACAGCGCCCGTCCATGGTCGACGTGACATGGAAGGGCCAGACCGAACGCAACGGCGCCGAGCTGTGGTTTGTCGGTACCGACACTGCCAAAGATTGGATCTACAACCGCTACCCGTTCCCGGACGGCCCCGGTTCGCTGCACTTCGCCAATGACCTGCCGGACGAGTTCTTCGCCCAGTGCGTTGCCGAGCGCAAAGTCGTGCGCTACGTGCGCGGACACAAGCGCATCGAATGGGTGAAGGGCAAGGCTGAGCGCAACGAAGCGCTAGATCTGATGGTGTACTGCCTCGCGATGGCGCACTACCTCGGCATCAACCGCTATCAGGAACACGATTGGGACAGGGTGCGACAAGCCCTCGCTCAGTCGGGCCTGTTTGACGACGCCTTGGGCGTCAAGCCTGTTCAAGGTGAGCGAGTTAATGACGAGCGAACACCTGCGCCTGCGGCAGTGCGTCAGGCTCAGTCCGCACCTCCACCCGCTGCACCGGCTGCGCAATCGCGACCGGCAGCTCCCCCTCAACGCCGTAGCTCCACCAGCGGTTACCTGAAGAGACGCTGATATGTCCTTTACTCCAAAACACCTCGACGCCATCGAGCGCGCCATTGCGCGTGGCGAAAAGACCGTGCGCTACAGCGACCGAACGGTGGAATACCGCGACGTCGACGAACTGCTCCGCGCCCGTGAAGAGATCCGCAGTTCGCTCACCAGCGCTGCCGGCCCGCGTTCGCGGGTTGTGCGACTTAGTCATGGGGGCAAGGGAATCTGATGGCTCGACAATTCCCGGCGCTCTCACGTAGCGGATTTTTGCTGCCATCGAACATCAAGGCCAGCTACGAAGGCGCTGGGGAGGGCCGTCGTTCGGCGAGTTGGGATGCCTCTGATAACGGCATCAACAGCATCAACACCCCGGCGCTGCGCAACCTGCGTGCCCGTTCGCGCGCGGCGGTGCGTAACGACCCGTATGCGGCCAATGCTATCAACAAACGCGTCAGCAACCTGATCGGCACCGGCATCACGCCGCGTCCGAAGGTCAAGGACGAAGAGTTGCGCAACCTGCTGCAGGAGCTGTGGGACGACTGGGCCGACGAGTCGGATGCTGACGGTCTCTGCGATTTCTACGGCCAGCAGGCGCTGGTGGCTCGCACCGTCGAAACGGCAGGCGAGTGCTTTGTGCGATTGCGTCCGCGCAGTCTGGACGAAGGCTTGGTGGTGCCGCTGCAGCTGCAGACCCTGGCACCGGAGTTCGTGCCGCACGACAAGTTCGAGATGACCAAGACCGGCAACATCATCCGTGCCGGGATCGAGTTCAACCCGGCCGGCAAGCGCGTGGCCTACTGGATGTACCGCTCGCACCCGCGTGACGCGTCGTCGCTCAACAGCGGCTACAACCAACTGGTGCGCGTGCCAGCCAGCCAGGTGCTGCACATCTTCGAACCGCTGGAACCGGGACAGTTGCGCGGCGTGCCGCGTATGTCACCGGTTCTCAAACGTCTGCGCAGTCTCGACAACTACGACGACGCGGTGCTGTTCCGGCAGGAAGTCTCCAATCTGTTCGCCGGCTTCATCAAACGTCCGTCGCCGGACATGGGCCAGGTACCTCGCGACCCGGTCACCGGCCAGCTGATCACCGCCGACCGCGACGGCTTCACGCCAATGGTCGCGCTGGAACCCGGCACCATGCAGGAGCTGGGCGCCGGTGAGGAGGTCGAGTTCTCCAAACCACCGGACGCTGGCAACAACTACCCGGACTTCATGCGTCAGCAACTAATGGCAGCGGCAGCGGGTACCGATACGCCCTACGAGATCCTTACGGGTGATATGAAAGGCATCAACGACCGTGCGCTGCGCGTCGTACTCAACGAGTTCCGGCGCCGCCTCGAACAACTGCAATTCAACGTCTACATCCATCAGCTTTGCCGGCCGGTCCGCGCTGCTTGGCTGGATATGGCGGTATTGAGCGGCGTGATCGAACTGCCGGACTACGCCAAGCGTCGTCGCGAATTTTTGCGTACGCGTTGGGTGCCGCAAGGCTGGGCCTACATCCAACCGGTGCAGGACGTGCAGGCGCGAATGCTTGAGGTCAATGCGGGATTCGGTTCGCGCAGTGAGATGTGCTTGCGTACCGGCTACGACGCCGAAACGGTCGACGCGGAGAACGCCGCCGACGCTCAACGTGCCCGCGATTTGGGCCTCAATTACCGAACGCTCGTCGAGGTCGATACCCACCCTGACGATCAGGAGAAACCATGAAACCGCCGTTCCCTCTACGAATCTTCAACAAACTGGACGGGCAACTGCCCGTGCAAGACAAACACTGGTACAGCCTCCGGGCCAGCGGTGAAGCCGAACAGCGCACTATCGAAGTGTACGTCTACGGCGAGATCGGCACCTGGGGCATTACGGCCAATCAGTTCGTGCGTGACCTAGCCGCACTGGATGACGGTACCTCACCGATTGTAGTGGCGTTCAACAGCATCGGCGGCGATCTGTTCGACGGTCTGGCCATTCATAACGCCCTGTCGCGTCTGGGTGAGCGCTGCACCGGCCGCGTCGATGCCCTGGCTGCCAGTGCTGCGAGCGTTGCAGTCTGCGGCGCTCATCGGGTGATAGTTGCGGAAAACGCCGCACTAATGATCCACAACCCGTGGACCTATGCCTCGGGGGATGCCGAGGATATGCGCAAGGTGGCGACAGCTTTAGATCAAGCGCTGGAGCTCATCATCACGGCCTACAAGGCCAAGGCGCCGGACATTGACGAGGTCGAGCTGCGGCGTCTGGTCAATGCCGAGACCTGGCTGACGGCCCGCGAAGCGGTGGCCCTCGGATTGGCCGACGAGGTCGGCGACGGTGTGCAAATCAAGGCGTGTCTGGGGCAGGGCACGGTCATGCAGAAATACCAACGCACGCCCCAGGCGCTGCTGGATCTGCTCAACGAACCTACGAAACCGACCGAGCCGGTGGTCGACAAACCTGAGCCATCGGCACCTAGTGCGGATGCGGCGGCGCTGGCTCTGCTGATCACCAAGTCCTGCAACCAAGGCGGAATGAGCAACCTGATCGAGCCACTGCTTGCCACTACCAAGCTGGTAGATGAAGCGACCGTGAAAGCCGCGATCACTCAGGCCAAGTCGATCCGCGATCTGTGTGTGGCTGCCCGGCTGCCAGAGTTTGCGGTGGAGTTCGTACAGGCCGGACTCGATACCAGCGCCGTGCGTGCCCGGCTGTTCGACAAAGTTGTAGGGAAAGGTGGGGGCTTCGAGATCGACAACAGCCTGCCACAGAACGAAGACCCGGCACCCAAGATTCAAGCCAAGCAACCCGATCCGCCCTCGATTTGGGCAGCGCGTCAGGCCGCACAATCTCAAGCCTCTAAAGGAGCAAGACCATGACCATCAAACGCGAACCGATGCATGCAGGCGAGTTCCTGCTGTCCGAGGGCGCCGGAAACATTTCTCGCGAAGCGATCAACGTCGCGGCCGGCCCCGCTCTGGAACCCGGACAGATCCTCGGCCTGGAGACCGCAACCGGCGAGTTCGCCCCGTACAACCCGATCGCCGAAGACGGCACTGAAAACGCCGTTGCCATTCTCTACGGCCCGCTCGGCGAGTCAGACGTCGTTCGTCGCGGTCGCGCTGTTGTCCGGCTTGCCGAGGTCAGCGAGGTCCACCTGACAGGCCTCGACCCGGCCGCCGAGAAAGCTCTCGCGACACACCATCTGATCGTCCGCTGAGTCGATCCTTTTTAAATGCATCCCGCCGCGCGCGGGATTTTTCGTTTCTGGAGAGTACCCATGGCCGATATCGCCATTTTTGACGACGAAGCTTTTAGCGTCGATTCGCTGACCGCTGCGTTGAACGACCAACCTTACTTGCCGGGACGCATCAGCGCACTGGGCCTGTTTCGCGAGGAGGGCATCACCACCCTGACCGTGCAGATCGAGAAGGACGGTGACACCTTGGCCCTGGTACCGGCGGGTGAGCGTGGCACCTCTGGTCTGGTGGTTGCTGCCAGCAAACGCAACCTGATCCCGTTCAACACCGTGCACCTGCCGGAGCGTTTCACCATCAAGGCCGACGAGATTCAAGGCATCCGTGCCTTCGGCACTCGCACCGAGTTACAAGCGGTACAGGACGTGGTCAATGCGCGCTTGGCCAAGGCGCGGCGTCAGTTGGACGCCACGCACGAATTTCAGCGCATGGGCGCACTGAATGGCCAGATCCTCGACGCCGATGGCAAGACTGTACTGCTCGACCTCTACGACCGCTTCGGTGTACAACGACAGAAATTGTCCATGGGGCTCGCGGATGCGGGCACGGAGCTGCGGGTCAAATGCGGTGAAGCGCTGGACATGCAGGAGGATGCACTCGGCAGTATCACCAGCACCGGGTCCCGCGCCTTCTGCGGCAAGAACTTCTGGAACAAGCTGATCGTTCACAAGTCGGTCAAAGAGACCTACCTCAACAGTCAACAGGCAGCCGCCCTGCGCGGTGATGCTCGTGAAAGCTTCGAGTTCGGCGGCATCATCTGGGAGCGCTACCGTGGCAAGGTGGCGGGCGTGTCGTTCGTGCACGACGACAAGGCGCTGCTGATCCCTGAAGGCGTGCCGGATCTGTACATCTCGGTGTTTGCGCCGGCTGACTACATGGAGACGGTCAACACCCAAGGCATTCCCTACTACAGCATGATCGAGCCGCTGCCGTTCAAAAAAGGCATGGCCGGTGAAGCGCAGTCCAACCCGCTGCATCTGTGCACGCGACCACGTGCGCAGGTTCTTCTGGAGCTTTGACCGTGCCGTTCCGGGAGTTGCTGGAGGACATCGACGACACGGTGTTCGAAACGTTGGGCGACACGGCCCGGATCGAGGGCAGCGACGAACCGGTGCTGGGCATGTTCGCCGCGCCCTGGTTGCAACCCAAGATGGGCAACATCAGAACGGCGTTGCGAGAGCCAAAGTTTGAGATCCGCGTCCGTGATTCGCATGGTCTGAAAAAAGGGCTGCTGGTGAGTGTGGATCTGCCGGAGCTGGACGGTGGCGGCGACTACGACTTGCTGCAGCTCGAGCCGGGCGGCGACGGACTCGTCGCTTTGATACTGAGGAAACGACCATGAGTGTCGGCAGCCACTTCAAGCCCTCGGCCGGCGGCGGGATGATCTCGCTGCAGACCTCGGCGGCGGACCTGAAAACCTTTCAGGATTTCGCTGCGTTGTTACCGAAAGCAGCGGCCAATGCCCAACGCCGTGCGATCAACAAAACCCTGCGCTGGCTCGCCACGCAAATCGCCCGTGCCGTTGGCCGGCAGGAACGCATTGCGGTCGCTGCCGTACGGCAACGATTGCGAGCCTACCCGGTGAGTGGCGGTGCCAACAGCGGCAAACTGTGGTTCGGCCTCAATGCAATAGAAGCCAGCCGCATCGGCCGACCTCGGCAGAGCCGCTCCGGCGTGTCGGTGGCGGGGCGCCGCTTTCAAGGTGCGTTCTTCAAGAAGGTCTACGGCAACAGCGCAGACGTCTGGATTCGTACCGGCAGCAAGCACTTCAGGGCGGACGATTATCCCGGCAGCGATGTCAGCAGGGCGGTCGGCGCGAGTTCGGGCTGGATCGCCGAACACGACAACCGCTTCCCGCTGGCCAAGGCCAAGGTATCGCTGGAGCAAGCCCGACCGCACTTCGAAAGCTGGGTTCGCAAAGCTGACGAACAGCTGCTGCACGTCCTGCAGCAGGAACTCAACTTTGAAGTGCAAAAGCACCTGAAGGGGAAATGACGTGAGGGATCAAGACGAGCCGTTCAGCCTTGAGCAGCTGTATCGCGCCATCGAGCGACACATTCAGGGTCATCTGCCGGGCGTTCAGAGCGTCGCGGTCTGGCCGAACATTGATGATCGAATTGCCTTGCCGGCGGTGCTGGTCGAACTCGCAGAGATGGAATCGGGTATCGATCCGGGAACGGGCGAAACCGGGCTGTCCTGCAAGTTCGAAGCGAGAGTGATCACCGACCCGATCCAGCCTGACCATCAACAGCAAGCGGTGTTCATCGCTGGTCAGTTGGCGGTCTTGCTACGGATGCAGTCGTGGGGCGTCGAGGTCGAACCCGCCGAGTTTGTACAGGCCATGCAGGACTGGACCAAACCTGAACTGGACGGCTACACCGTCTGGGTTGTGGAATGGACACAGCAGATCTACCTCGGTGAGGCCGACTGGCCTTGGCCGAATCAGCCACCGGGCACGCTGGTGCTGAACATTGAGCCAGGCGACGGCCCGTTCCGTCCGGAGCAGGTGCCGTGAGTTCCGGTTACGTCGCGGCACAGCACGACCGTATGCTCGCCGGCCTGGTCAAGGACTGCTACGTGGTAGCAGTGGATCTCGCCGCATCACCCCCGGTGTGTCGAGTTTCGGATGGTGAATGGGTCAGCGGCTGGGTGCGCTGGCACAGCATCGCCGCCGGCAAGGCACGGCACTGGCGGGCACCGAGTTTGAACGAGCAGGGCACCTTGATCAGTGCAAGCGGTGACGTGGCGCAAGGCACGTTCATTCCTGGCTTATACGGCAACGGTGGACCTCCACCGGATAATCGCGATCACGTTGAGGTCTGGCGCTTCGACGATGGTGGCTCGCTTATCTACGACTGGGAGGCCAATAGTTACACTATCAACTTGCCCGCAGGTACGGTCATCGTGAAAGTCGGAGACTCGTTGCTGGAGATGACACCCGACCGTACCCGGTTGATGTCGAGGCAAATCAACCTCGTCGGCACCGTCACAATCGATGGCGAGACGGTCATCAACAGCACGTTGACCACCACTGGCGACATTAACAGTGCCGGCAAGGTTATCGACGTCGGTGGTAACACTCCGAACCATAGGCATTGACGGCCACTCAACACTAATAACTTATTGCACAAACAAAACAGTTGTTTTGTTATGTTGAAAATGCCATATTGATGCCGTCATTCACTAAGAGGGATCCTGAGATGGATATCGGACAAGCGTTCAGCATGTTTCACGTTGGTGCAATAAATGGGGCTCGCATTTCTGAACGTATCGCTGAGGGCCGTAGTGTGTGGAGTGTGCAGTTTGATATGGCCAAAGAATTGCCTTCCCATCTCAGCACTCATTTGGAAACCGCGCGCGGGGGGGAGAAGATTTTCAAGACCATCGAAGCTGCTTTGAGCGACTTGAAAACCATCGGCTTGAAGGAGGTAACCGTTACGTTTTCCAAAGCGGAGCCTAATCCCGTGTAGTCGTTTGAAACATACCTTGAGGACGTGCACCCACTCTTATAGTTAGGTGTACTTCAGCCCGCCCTGTGCGGGCTTTTTCATTTCTGGAGCATCTCTCATGAGCCGAACCAAAACCAACGATAGTTCGGATACTCGCTCTGTCAGCGTCCCGGAGCCTGTGCAAGACAGCCGTTCCGTCGGTCCGCCGCGAGTCTTTCGCGACACTTTATATACCTCCCGATATCTGGTCATGTCTGACGGTCGCACGTTACCGGTAGCTGGAGGCCGAATCACTGCCGATGGTGACGAACAATATGCGTTTTTGTCCTCCCATCCAGATTTGGAACCTGCATCGGAGTAATTGACATGATCGGAATGGATCGCCACACCGGGCAACCCATCTCCGGCATCGAGCATTTACGTCAGTCGGTGGCGGACATCCTTGGCACGCCGCTGCTGAGCCGCCGCGAGCGTCCGGAGTACGGCAGCAAGCTGCGGCGTATGGTCGACCTGCCCATCAACGAAGGCTGGAAGAGCGCTGCTCAAGCGGAAGCGGCTCGGGCGCTGCGCCAGTGGGAACCGCGACTCAAGATCGAGCGCATCGTCGTCACCTCGGTGCTGGGCGGAAAAATCAATTTCAGAGTCAGCGGCGAATGCCTCGGTGAGCGCGGCACGTTGGAGGTGTGGGTATGAGTACGCTGGTGGATCTGACCGAACTGCCGGCGCCGGACGTTCTTGAGCCGCTCGACTTCGAAGAGGTGTACGGCGAAGCGCTAGACGTTTTTCGCGGTTACATGGGCGACAACTGGACGGCGGCGCTGGAAAGCGATCCGGTGACCAAGTTGCTAGAGGTCGGCAGTTACATCAAGGTCGGCAACCGAGCGCGCGTCAACGACGCGGCCAAGGCTCAATTTCTGGCCTACGCCATCGGCGCTGACCTTGATCAGCTGGCTGCCAACGTCAATCTGAAACGCCTGGTCATCCAGGCGGCTGATCCGCTGGCCGTTCCGCCGGTCGCGGCGGTAATGGAGTCGCACGATGCCTTGCGCGAGCGAGTGCAGATGGCGTACGAGGGATTGACCACAGCAGGGCCACGTAACAGCTACATCCTGCATGCGCGTAATGCTTCAGCGCTGGTCGCCGATGCCACCGCCGAAAGTCCGAAACCGGCCTGCGTGGACGTCACGGTGCTGGGCCTTGAAGGTGACGGCGCGGTCGGTCCTGAGTTGTTGGCATTGGTTGCCGAGGCGGTCAATGACGACGACGTAAGGCCCGTCGGTGATCGGGTGGAAGTGCGCGGCGCGGAGATCGTGCCGTACCGGATTGATGCCGTGCTGCACATGAAAGGCACCGGCCCGGAAAACGACGCCGCGCTGGCCGAAGCCATCAAGCGATTGGCGGCATGGATCAATCCTCGCCGCCGTTTGGGCGTCGAAGTAGCGCGCTCCGGTGTAGACGCGCAGCTGCACGTCGCGGGTGTCGCGCGCGTCGAACTCAAAGACTGGAAAGATCTGAAACCGACCAAGGCGCAGGCGGCGTACTGCACCGATTGCACCGTCGTGTTGGGAGGTTGATATGCGCAGTCTTTTGCCGCTCAACAGCACCCCCTTGGAGCGCGCTATCGAGGCGACGTTTGCCGAGACCACGCTGATTCCGCTGCGCACGCTGTACAACCCCGACACTTGTCCGGTTCATTTGCTGCCGCATCTGGCGTGGGCCTGGTCAGTTGACCGCTGGGATCCGGCGTGGCCAGAACCGGTCAAGCGCGCCGCGATCAAGGCCTCGTTCTACATCCACAAGCACAAGGGCACCATCGGCGCGCTGCGACGCGTTGTCGAACCGCTGGGATATCTGATCAAGGTACTGGAATGGTGGCAGACCGTTCCGGAAGGCGTGCCGGGCACCTTCGCGTTGAAGGTCGGCGTTCTGGATACGGGTATCACCGAAGAAATGTACCGCGAACTGGACCGCCTGATTGATGACGCCAAACCGGTCAGCCGGCAACTCACCGGCCTGGCCATCAGCCTCGAAACCCAAGGCAACTTGAACATCAGTGTCGCCCTGTACGAAGGCGACGTAATCGACGTGTACCCACCCCTGATGCGTGACATTGAAGTCACCGGCAGCTTTGGCATGGTCGGGCGCGAACACACCGTAGACACTCTGGACGTTTACCAATGATTGATGTGAACTCGCAATTTTTCGCGATCCTCACCAATGTGGGGATGGCCAAGCAGGCGAACGCCGACGCGCTCGGCATTCCCTGGCTGATCACGCAAATGGGCGTGGGTGATGCCAACCCGAACGGGCTGGCGGATCCGCCGAATCCAGTGCCGTCGACCAGTCAAACCAAGCTGATCAACGAGTGGCGCCGCAAGCCGCTCAATCAACTGAAGATTGACCCGGTCAACCCGGCGGTGATTATCGCCGAGCAGATCATCCCGGCCGACGAGGGCGGTAAGTGGATCCGCGAAATCGGCCTCTACGATGCGGACGGCGATCTGGTGGCGGTGGCCAACTGCGCGCCAAGCTTCAAACCGCTGCTGTCGCAGGGCTCTGGTCGCACGCAAATCGTGCGGATGAACTTCATTGTCACCAGCACCGGCAACATTCAGCTCAAGATTGACCCGGCGATAGTGCTGGCCTCGCGCGCCTACGTCGACGCGGCCATTCTGGAAGTGCTGCCGAAGAACAAGGCAGCAGGCCAATACACACGCGTCAACGTCAACGATCGCGGTGTTTTCGTGTCGGGTGATAACCCGGAAACACTTGCCGGGATGGGCATCAAGGACACTTACACCAAGACCGAAATCGAAGCGATGATTGCCCAGGCCTCGGCGTTGCCGGTGGGGACGATGGTGGGTTTTCCGTTGAACAAAATTCCCCCGGGCTTCCTCGAAATCGACGGCAGCGTTAAGAGCATCGCGCTGTATCCCGATCTGGCGGAGTTTCTCGGTACGGCCTTCAACAAGGGCGATGAAGGTGCCGGCAATTTCCGCTTGCCGGAGTCGCGTGGCGAGTTCCTGCGCGGTTGGGATCATGGGCGGGGCGTGGATGCGGGCCGGGCAATTGGTAGCATTCAAAAAGCTACATTGGTCGGTATCGATGCCGTGGGACCTGATGGTCTTGCCAAGCAAGCAACTACAGCGGCCTATCAACTTTTGGCGGGTACGCCCGATTATGTGGCTGGTATTGCCGCGGTAAGTGGCGACAGGGTGGATAAAGCTGATTATCCAAATACGGGCGCGACCATCGATCCGATGGATTCGGCGGGTGTAACGTTCGCTAATGGGGCGGTGGCCTACCAAAATGGTTCGTTGGTTGGTGCTCGTCCGCGCAACTTGGCGGTGATGTGGTGCATCAAGGCGTGGAACGCGCCCATCAATCAGGGAAATATCGACATTGCCGCGCTAGCGGCTTTGGCGACGCAGGCTACCGAAATCAAAGTGGGTACGGCCAAGATTGCCACGCAGATGCAGTTTGATGCCGGCACCGATGATACGACGATCGTCACGCCGAAGAAGCTCAGGCAGGGTTTTATGGCGAATCTTTCGCCAAACGGGTACCAAAAGCTTCCGTCGGGGCTGATTGAGCAATGGGGATCTGTCGCTGTTACAGATAACGCCGAGGTGACAGTGGTCCTCCCGACCGCGTTTCCTAATGCAATTTTTGGAGCGACGGTCTCAGTACCGTTGTCGGCACAGGCGGGTGCGGCGGAGTTTTCCACTGCTGGGGTGAGAAGGAACGGTAGCAGCCTCAATAGCATTTTGGTCAATGCCAACTCGGGACCGAACTTTTCTGTAAATCCTGTCGTTTCTTGGCGTGTATGGGGGAACTGACCGTGATTTTCTTTAGTGCAACTCAACTCGGCTTCTATGACAGCACCATCGTTGCCACCCCAGAAGATGGCGTGGAGGTTTCCCTTGAGCATAGGCGCGCAATTCTGGCTGGGCAGTCTGCCGGCATGGTCGTTGCTGCTGATGAGTCTGGTCGCCCCATCCTGATCGATCGGCCACCGGCTAGCGCTGAGGCGCTGGTCGCGGTCGAGCGTGTTTGGCGTGATCGGCAATTGGCGGCTACTGATCTTCTGGTTTCACGGCATCGCGACGAGGTAGAGGAAGGCGGGACGACCACGATCACGCCTGAGCAATATGCGGAGCTGCAAAGCTACCGTCGCCTGTTGCGCGACTGGCCCCAAGGCACGCAGTTTCCACTCATCGACCACCGCCCGATTGCGCCGCCCTGGCTCATCGAGCAAGTCCAATAAACGCCCCACACTGATGGGGCGTTTTGCTTTCCGTTACGCGTAACACACATCCTCATGGCCTCGCTTATGCGGGGCTTTGTCGTTTCTGGAGATTGACCCCTATGAGCTTTTTCCACGGCGTCACGACCACCTCGGTCGACACCGGCGCACGCACCATCTCGTTACCGTCCTCGTCGATCATCGGCCTGTGCGACACCTTCACACCCGGCTTGCTCGGTGGCGGCACCGCCAAGGCCGGGGAGCTTAAATTGATCACCACCGAACGCGAGGCCATTGCTGCGTTCGGCACCGATTCGGCGATCACCAAGGCCTGCCAAGCAATTTACATCAAGGCCAAGGCGGTGATCGTCGCCATCGGCGTGCCGAAGATGGACGATCCGGCGCTCCAGACTTCGGCGATCATCGGCGGCGTTCTGGCATCCGGTCAACGTACCGGCCTGCAGGCGCTGCTCGATGGTAAAAGCCTGTTCAACGCGCAGCCGCGCTTGCTGATCGCGCCGGGCCATTCCGCCACTCAAGCGGTGGCCACCGCCATGGACAGCCTGGCGCAGAAGCTGCGCGCCATCGGCATCATCGACGGGCCATGCACCACTGATGAGGCCGCGATGGCCTACGCCAAAAACTTTGGCAGCCGCAACCTGTTCATGGTCGACCCCGGTGTGCGGTTCTGGGACACCGGCGAGAGCAAGACAGTGGATGCACCGGGCTCGGCATGGACGGCTGGGCTGTTCGCATGGACCGATGCGACTTACGGTTTCTGGGCATCGCCGTCGAACAAGGAGCTCACCGGCATCACCGGCACCACACGCGCCGTCGAATATCTGGACGGCGACGAAACCTGCCGGGCCAACCTGCTCAACAACGCGAACATCACCACGATCATTCGCGACGACGGTTACCGCCTTTGGGGCAACCGCACGCTGTCGAGCGATCCGAAATGGGCGTTCGTCACACGCGTACGCACGCTGTTTATCCTCATGGACGCGGTGCAGGCCGGCCACAAATGGGCGGTCGACCGCTCGATCACCAAGACCTACGTCAAGGACGTCACCGACGGCCTGGAAGCGTTCATGCGCGACCTGAAAAATCAGGGTGCGGTGATCAATTTCGAGGTGTACGCCGATCAGGAGCTGAACACGGCCAGCCAGATCGAGCAGGGCAAGGTGTACTGGCGGATCCGCTTCACCGACGTGCCGCCGGCCGAGAACCCGAATTTCCTCTTCGAAGTCACCAACGAGTGGATGACTGAAGTGCTTGAAGCCGCCTAAGGAGGCCACCTGATGATTCCTGAAGTTCTGTCCAACTGCGCCGGGTTTATCGACGGCGTGAGTTTTGCCGGCGAGATGCCGAGCCTGACGCTGCCCAAGGTCGTGCTGAAAACTGAAACCTACCGGGGCGGCGGCATGGCCGGCGAGATCGAGATCCCTACCGGTGTAGAAAAACTCGAAGCCGGGTTCACCACCAACGGCGTGCGTCGTGAGGCGCTGAAATGGTTCGGCCTGTCCGACCGGACAGCGTGCAACGCCGTTTTCCGAGCCTCGTTCAAAGGCCTCAAGGGCAAGGTCACGCCGGTCATTGTGACCATGCGCGGCGGACTCAAAGAGGTCGACATGGGCGACTGGAAGGCCGGCGAAAAAGCCGAGAGCAAACACAACATGGCGCTGACCTACTACAAGCTCGAAGTCGGCGGTCGGTTGATCTACGAGATCGACATGGTTGGCATGGTGCTGGTGGTCGACGGCGTCGATCAACTTGCTGAAGAACGTACGGCCCTAGGCCTTTAAGGATAAAACATGACTCAAGTCACCCCAGAAAAACCACTACCGAAGTGGCTGCAGATCACCGAAGAAGGCTTCCGTGTGAGCCTCAAATACCCGACCGAACTGAATGGCGTTACGGTCGACTCGTTATCGGTGCGTGCACCATGTGTGCGTGATGTTCGCGCAGCCCAGGCAAGCAGTAATGGTGATGATGAAAAGCGTGAAATGTCGCTTTTTTCCTCGCTTACGCAGATCCCGGAAGCGGACTTGATGGGCCTCAAAGTGGTCGACTACATGCGCTTACAAGGCGGCTATTTTCGTCTGGTCGAAGACGACGGCGTTTGATGGTGTTGCGTTGAAGACGCTGGCCAAGCGTCTCGCCAAAGAGACCGGATTTTCTGCCGCGGAGATCTTGGCCATGCCTTTCAACGACATTGTGTGGTGGCTCTCTGAGTGAGCCACCGCTGCCACTTTCCAACACATGAGGCACGCACATGGCGAAGAACATCGCGCTTGGCTTTGTCATTGGCGGCGCCGTCGATTCGACGGTCGGCAAAGCCTTCAAGGACGTCGAAAGCAAGATCAAACACTTGGACACGGTCGGCAGCAAAGCCCGTGTCCTGCAGAACACCATCGGCGACACCATGCGTCTGCGTGACGAATGGCGAAAGGCGCACACGGCCGGCGCCGAAGGCGCAGATAAGCTCCTGAGCAAATACGAGAAAAACCTCGCCCTGTTGAAGCAGCAAGGCGTGGAGGTCGGGCGCTTGAGCAAGGCCTACGCCACGATGGGGCGCGTGGCTGTCGGCGCCGAACTGAAAGCACTGGGTCACCGGCAAATGGAAGAAGGCCGACAGGGGCTGAAAAGCACCATCGGTCAAGCCGGTGCGTTCGCCGCAGCCGCCGCGATCCCGACCAAAGTTAGTGCCGACTACGGCGCAATCATTCGCGACATCGCGATCAAGGCCGGCATTGCCAATACGGCGCAAGAGCAGGACATGTCGCGCACCATTATCACCACCTCGCAAGATACCGGGATGGCGCGCAATCAAGTGGCCGAGGTGGTCAATGCGTTGGTCGGTGCAGGCATGGATCTGAAACAGGCGCTTGACTATGCCCCGACCGCTGCCAAGTTTGTTGTCGGCCAAGGTTCGGACGGTACCGAGACGGCGAAGATGATCAACGCGCTGGGCCAGAACGCTAAGATCACCGACCCGGCCATGATGCAAAAGGCGCTGGAAGCGATCGCCTTTCAAGGTCAAGCGGGCAGCTTCGAGTCTGCAGACATGGCGCGCTGGTTCCCGCAGTTACTGGCCGACATGGGCAACCTGAACATCTACGGCATGGACGCCGTAACCCAGTTGGGTTCGATGCTGCAGGTGCAGATGAAGACGGCTGGCGGAGCTGATGAAGCAGCGAACAACCTGAAAAACTGGATGGGCAAGATTGGTTCGGGTGAGACGGTGGATGCCTACAAAAAGGCGGGCATCGATTATCAGGCGTCGATGAATACCGGTCTGCAGAACGGCATGTCGACGTTGGAATCAAGCTTTGTCCTGGCACAAAAATACATCGCCGCGACCGACCCAAAGAAAGCTCAGTTGATGGCCGAAGCCACAGCCAACATCAGCAAAGAAAGCGATCCGGAAAAAGCCAAGGGCATGATGAAAGCGTTGGAAGAGGCCTTGCGCACTGGTGACCTGTTTGCCGACATGCAGGTCAAGGCTGCGCTGACCGCTTACATGCAGAACAAGGATCTCTACAACCAGCTCAAAAAGGATTCGGCAGACGCCACGGGAATCCTCGACAAAAACCTCGCCGAGCGCCGGCAAACCTCTGCGCAGAAATGGTCTGAAATGGCCCAGAGCATGGACGACGCAATGCGCAGTATCGGAGACGCCATTCGACCGGTCACCGATGCGGTAGCCGTAGGTATTACCAGCGTAACTCGCAAGATGTCAGGGTTTGCCGACGAGTTTCCTCGAGTCACCATTGGCATAGGCGCTGCTGTCGCCGGCTTGATTGCGCTCAAGGGGGCGGTCAGCGCTTTCAAGGTCGGCAAGGGGCTGATGAACATCGGGCGCGGCACTCTGATGGGCAACCCGAACATCCCGCAAAAAGTCATCGTCACCAACTTGCCGCCCGGTGGCGCTGGACTGGATGGCGGCGGCCTTGATGCCGACGGCAATGGCAAGAAGGGCAAAGGTGGAAAGGGGGGCGGTCGAGGCCGTGGCGCCAAGATCGGCGGCGGCATGAAAGGCCCGGCATTCCTCGCCGTTGCTCAGGCGGGATATCAGGCTTACGACACCTATCAGAATGCCGAAACCCAGGACGAAAAAGCCGAGGGCTACGGTCAAGCGGCCGGTGGTCTGGCGGGCACGCTGGCCGGTGCCGCTGCAGGTGCTGCCATTGGATCTGCGGTGCCAATCATTGGCACGATGGTTGGCGGACTGATTGGCGGCTATGTCGGTTACGTGGGCGGTGATGCCTTGGGCGGCTCGCTTGGCAAGTCGCTGTTCGGTGCGGACGAATCACTGAAAAAGGTACCCGATGCAGGGCCACTGATGATGGCCAACGCTGGGCAGAACTTGCCGCCAGTGAAGGGCGGCGTTGCCCGATCATTTGCGCCCGTGGCTGCGAGTCCGGTTGCCACGCCATCGGCCGTGCAGAGCCTGTTGCCGGAGCGCGCCGCCGATGCGGCTGCGATGGGAGATGTGACCCGCTCCCTGAGCGCACCCGCACCGCCGAGCGTACCGGCACTGCTGGCTCCACGGCCTGCAGCGATCAAGGTCGAGCCTCCAAAGATTGAGCAGCGCATCGAGATATCGGCGCCGCTGCACATCACCGTGCAAGGCGATGCGAAGGACCCGGCACAAATGGCTCGCGAGCTGCGGCCCTTTATCGAGCAGCAGATGCAGCAAGCCACGCAGCAGCTGCAGAACCGCAAGCTGTATGACGAACCACATGTGTAAGGAGGATCGATGGCTTACATGGAACAGCTGCAGTCTGGTCTGAAAAATCTGGCGGCAGCGGGGGAGACCGGACGCCGTAGCCTCGACGGCATGATGGGACCGGTCAACGGTGCCATCAGCGAGATCAGCGGCGCGGCCTCCGAGCTGGAAGGCATCCCCATCGTGGGGCCAGCGGTCGGGGCCAAACTGCAGCGCGTGATGCGCAGCGTCAATGCGGCTCAAGCCAAGGTCGGTCAGGTCGTGGCCACCTACAACAAGGCCACTCGCGCCGTCTCGCAAATCGATGAGCGCATGGGTGAACTGAAGGAGCAGGCGGCGCGGGCGTCCACCGCGATCAACAAGATCGCCGGCAAGGTCAGCCCGTCACTGGCGAACATAGTGCCCACCGGTTCGCTGTCCGGTAATGCCACGCCGCTGCCGGAGGCTGTCCAGCCATTTCCGCACCTGCTGATCGTGCAGCCGCTCGATCCCAACGCGCAGCCGTACTACTTCAACCTGGACACGGCTGCGTTTGATGAACTGCGGCGCTCGACGGAGTTTCGCTGGGCGTCTCAAGAACGTCTGACGCGTCGACCGGCGCAACAGGCGGTGGGCATCGGCGAGGAAAAAATCACCCTGAAGGGCGCGATTTTTCCGGGCTTCAAAGGCGGCATCAAACAACTGGATACCCTGCGCAGTCTCGGTAGCCAATTGCGGCCGCTAACGCTCACCACCGGTTATGGCGACGTACTGGGCACTTGGTGCCTGAAGAACGTTGAAGAAGAACAGAGCGCGCTGCTGCAGGGCGGGATCCCGCGCAAGCAGGCGTTCACCTTGGAGTTCGTGCGCTATGGCGATGACCTGCAGAACGTCTGATGGGGACCTGCTCGATACCCTTTGTTACCACGCTTATGGGCATCTTGAGGGGACTGTCGAGGCGGTGCTCGATGCCAATCAGGGACTGGCTGACGAGCCGCAGCCTTACCGCGCCGGCATAGTGATTGAGTTGCCGGATCTGCCGGCACCCAGCAATGGTGACGTGATGTTGTGGGGCTGAAGCGTGCTTACATTCAGTGGCGGCAGTTTGCCGTAGATTTGAAGCGTCGATAGCCTCGCCTTTTTTTTGGAAGGTGCGAGAGACCCCTCATGGAAAGATCGACAGAGTTAAGGAAAGTAAAACGGAGCCTTTGGGGTGAATTCAATTACCGATTGAACTGGATAATCTTCGGCACCATTGGTGCAATTCTTCTGTGCTTCATTCCGGTATTGGGTTGGTTCCTGGCACTGGGATTGGTATTCGCAGTCCTCTACAAAACCTTTGGTTTTCGGGAAAACTTCCTTGTGGGTAATTGCCCGGCCTGTACCAAAACGCTTCCCGTAGACCCCAAGACAGATGTTTTTGCCTGCCCGGTGTGCGGTAGCTGCATGGCTGTGCGAGAAGACAGCCTGGTCCTCATCAAAATCGACTGATCGGCATTTCCTTTCGCTTGCAACACGCAAACAACTCAGCCCGCCCTGTGCGGGCTTTTTTATGGACGAAACAAATGACCCCAGCCTTTCGCGTCGTGGCAGATGGCGCCGACATCACCGCACTCATCAATGACCGGCTGCTGCAGCTGAAAACCACCGACAAGCCTGGCATGGAATCCGATGAATTCGAGCTGCGTATCGATGACCGGGATGGTGCTGTGGTGCTGCCCCCGCGCGGAGCCAGCATTGAGATATTCCTCGGTTATGTCGAAACGTCGCTGACCCGCATGGGTCGCTATGTCGTCGACGAGATCGAGCTATCCGGTCCGCCGGACACGCTAGTGATCACCGGTAAGGCCAGCGACATGCGCGGTAGCGGCAAGTCCACCCGCAGCGGCAGTTGGGAGAACGTGCCACTGTCACAGATCATTGCCGACGTCGCCGCACGCAACAGCTGGCAACCGGTGTGCGCGGTGCAGACCAAGGTGCCGCGCGCTGACCAACTGAGTGAATCGGATTTCAATTTCATCACCCGCCTGGCCAAGCAGTACGACTGCACAGCCAAGGTCGCCGACGGCAAGCTGCTGGTGATGCCGCGTCAAGCCGGGCAGACCGCTTCGGGCAAGAGCTTTGGTGTTCTGCTGATCCAGCGGCGTGACGTAAGCCGCTTCCAGTTTCGACTCGGTGATCGCAACACGCACAAGGCAGTGTCGACCAAGCATCAAGACAAGAAAACCGGAAAGCTTGCGGTGGTCACTCTCGACAACGACGAATCACCGGACGGCCTGCCGCCGGTGCATACCGACCGCCATATCTACCCGAACAAGTCTGCAGCTGAAGAAGCGGCCAAGGCACGGCTGGCGGCTTTCAATCGGTCTACGGCCGGGGTCCGCTTGGAAATGCCTGGGCGCACCGACTTATTCGCCGAGCGATCGATCAATGCCCAAGGGTTCAAGATTGGTCTCGATGGTGAATACCTGGTCGATTCGGTGGAGCAGGTGTTCACCCAGTCAGGCTGGAGCACAACGGTCGAGTGCAACGGTGGCAAGAAGGGCAAGGCGAAAGCGCAAGGCAGGAAGAAAAAAGCGGTGAAGGATCTGAAGGTCGTTCAGCTCAAGCAGTAGCGAAGCGTCCCTGATCGTATGGAAAGTGAACCCCCATTCGAGTAACTACATCGTGTTCGATGGCACGGAGTTTGGTTTTTCGTTAGCGTCTCTGAAACCCACCAGAAAGGTAACTTGTGATGCTTGGAAGACTGTACCTAACGTTGTATTTCGTGCCGATGCTAGCATTTGCAGCAGCAGCGTTGCCGCCATTCGTTGAGAAGAGGAATGCTGACTTAGAATGCGCGCATGAAATGATCCGCCACCCTACCACCTCGAAATGTACCCTTTGATCGAAAGGTCATTTAACTGAGAAGCCCGCGTAAAGCGGGCTTTTTCATTTGGAGCATTTATGCAGATAACGACGCAGCAGATTCAAACCATCATGCCCAACGCCCGCCGCCAAGCGGGCTTTTTTGTATCCGCACTCAACGCAGCCATGGCGCACCGGCAGATCAACACACCGAAACGGCAAGCCGCGTTTCTGGCGCAGGTCGGTCACGAGTCGGGGCAACTGCAGTACGTCCGGGAACTGGGTGGCGACCAGTACCTGAGCAAATACGACACTGGCAATCTGGCAGCGAGATTAGGCAACACTCCGGCAGCGGATGGCGATGGCCAGCGCTATCGCGGTCGCGGTCTGATCCAGGTCACCGGCCACGATAATTACCTGCGCTGCAGCTTGGCGCTGTTCGGTGACGAGCGATTGCTGCGCACGCCTGAACTGTTGGAGCTGCCGCAGTGGGCCGCCGAGTCGGCCGCATGGTTCTGGTCCGTGAATGGGCTGAACGCGCTGGCCGATCAAAACGAATTCAACACGATCACCCGCAGGATCAATGGCGGTCTGAACGGTCTGCAGGATCGGCTGGAATTGTGGGGGCGGGCGAGGGCGGTGTTATGCGTCTCGGCGAACTGATCCCGACGCCGTATCGACTGGTGGCCAAAGGTGTGCTGCTGGCCGTTTTAGCCGGTGCTTCCGCAGCCATCGCGTGGCAATTACAGGACTGGCGATACGGCAAACAGCTCGCAGAGCAGGCCCGACTCCACACTCAAACCCTTATCCAGTTGGCCCTGGCCACGGTTGCGCAGCAGCGTGCCGAGCAAGACAAACGCCTTGCGCTCGAGCAGCGCCTGGCCACCAGCGAACAAACCCATTACCGAGCTTTGAGCGATGTCCAACGTGATCAAGGTCGCCTGCGCGACCGCCTTGCCACTGCTGATCTGCGCCTGTCAGTCCTACTCGACGCCACCACCGGCGGTGCCAACGGATCGATGTCAGCCACCACCGCCACCGGCAGCGTGGTTCATGGCCCCACAAGAGCCGAACTTGACCCGGCGCATGCTCAACGAATTATCGGCATCACTGATGACGGCGACCGAGGATTGATTTCGCTGCAGGCCTGTCAAGCGTACGTCCGCGAGCTTCTTCGCTAAAACGGCTGCTTAAAAGTCCTGGGTGCGGCGTGTGAGCGCGAGTTTCACCATCAGCTTATGACCTAACTTGCCACCGACGTTCCAAAATATATGGTCGATGTCTATGACTCTGTATTCCTGGTCATCGTTAGCCTCCCTGTCCCACGCGACGTTAGTGAGGGCTCGCTGATCAAAGCGATCACCTATAGACAAAGTTGGGAATGGGGTTTTTGCCTCAACGCTCCATACGGGGTCATTGATAAAGGAATTCTCGTAGACCTCGAGGAAGTACTCAATTGGTTGCGCACTCATAAAACCTCCTTGCTTTACATGATTTGTGGTGATGCGTATCGGGCGTATCAATAAGCATTGTTGGCGGGATTTGTTCTCAATGCCAACCATGGTTCCGCACGCTGCAGTGTGCGCCACTCCTGTGTCAATAACCTCAATACAGCAGCGAAAAAAGAGCGGCCGGTTTGGATGCGTCAACATCCAGACCGGCCACCGTACCCGCAGATTGCCCCTGCAAGTCCAGCCTAGGCTCCCGCTTCGTGCACAAAGCGCGGCGAGCCTAGCACCTGTTTATCCATACAGTAAAGGTCTTGCTTTTTATGTCTACACCCATCATCCCTTGGATGGGCGGCAAACGCCGCCTGGCCGACCGCCTCATTCCGCTTTTTCCGCCACACGAATGCTACGTTGAAGTCTTTGCCGGCGGTGCCGCGCTCTACTTCATGAAGCCCCAGCCATCGCCGGTCGAAGTCCTCAATGACATCAACGGCGACCTGGTCACGCTTTACCGCGTCGTGCAGAACCACCTCGAAGAATTTGTGCGCCAATTCAAATGGGCGCTCAGCTCGCGGCAGGTGTTCGAATGGCAGAAGATGACCCGCCCCGAAACCCTTACCGACATCCAGCGCGCCGCCCGATTCTTCTACCTGCAGCACCATGCCTTTGCCGGCAAGGTGTCGGGTCAGACGTTCGGCACGGCGACCACTGCACCGGCCATTAACCTGCTGCGTATCGAGGAAAACCTCTCGGCCGCGTGGCAACGCCTGTCCGGCACCTACGTCGAAAACCTCCCCTGGCTTGAATGCGCTGAACGCTACGACCGTGCCCACACCTTCCATTACATGGATCCGCCTTACTGGCAGACAGCCGGTTATGGCGTGGACTTTCCGTTCGAGAACTACGAACGGATGGCCGACTTCATGCGCCGCTGCAAAGGCAAAGTGATGGTTAGCATCAACGATCATCCGGATATCCGCCGGGTTTTCGAGGGCTTTCATTTTGAGACCTTGGACATCCGTTACTCCAATACCAACCAGCGGCAAGGCAAAGCCGAGGTGAGCGGCGAGCTGGTGATCATGAACTGGGAGCCGGCAATGCTGGGCGGTCTGTTCTGAGCATCCTTGGCATTTTCCGTGAACATTACAGTGGGCGTGCCTGTAAGCTATTCAGGAGGTCCGCTGACCACTCTCTACAGATTCATCGCGATTCCCGCGCAATCCTGACAGAGAGCCCGTATGACTCCCCGCCGTGCCACCTCGCTTCGCCCTGGACAATTCAAACACCTTGTTCGCGTTGCATCCGTGACTGGTCGACTACCAGAGCGCGATGTGATGTTGCTTTGGCTTACTCACACGACCGGTATCCGCGTCACCGAGCTGGCATTGCTGGAGGTGGCCGACGTGCTGTACCCGAGCGGAGCTATCAAGCCCGAGGTGTATTTGCGCGCAGACATCACTAAGGGCTGCCGACCGCGTAATGTGTACCTGACCCATACCAGATGCCTTGCTGCGCTTGATGCTTGGTTTGATGTGCGTACCCGGCGCTGCTGGGGGCTTTCAGGTGCCGATGAGTATCGAGGTCTGCGCCCAGGTTCAAAGCTGGTCATGACGCACAAGGGGCAGGCTTTTGAACTGGCATTCAAGCATCGGGAGCTGGACAGTGGGCCGGAGGTGTACCGGGCTTGTGATGCGCTGCAACAGACCATCACCAGGCTCTACCGGCAGGCAGGTATCAAGCAGGGGGCGTCGCACAGCGGCAGGCGCTCCCTGGCGGCAAAGGTATTGGCGGCAACTGGTGACGTTGAAACGGTGCAGACCATTCTTGGCCATGCCTGCCTTGACCATAGCAAGCCTTATCTAAGCGTGTGCCAGGAAACGATTCGCCGAGCGTTTGAGGTCGCGCTTTGAACGTAGCAATGGTCGCTACCCGCCCAATTTCAATGGCTCGCAGGTTATGCCAGTGTAGACGCCGCAATGGTGTGAAAAAATAAACGCTCTTATTTGATTCTTATTTTTAAAATAAGATATTGATTGTGGAGAGTTAAAGGTTCAATATGGAAGCTTCCAAAATGTCCAAGAGACCTTGAAATGTCTATAACCATGCGTGACATCGACAATTGTATCGAAACCACCATAAACCGCCTCTCCAGCGATGCCGGGTCGATGAGAAGCACTTTTTACTTTGATTTGAGGACTAGTAACCCTGGTCGCCAACGCATTACCGATAAGTTGGCAGATCAATCTATCGCCTTGTGTCGGACGCGTGGCATTGATGCCGAGCGTGATGGTGATGGCTTGAGAGTCACTATTGATCTGCGCAGCTGCTATTTGAATCCGAGCCAGTCTGAATTGTTCAATGTGGCTCTCGGCTATACGCGCTCGGTGCATGGCAACCACCTTTGAAAGTCCGCTGCAGCCACCAGCCCGCCTTGTGCGGGCTAAGTCAGTAAAGCAGCACCGGGTCGGCGCTCACTTAGCCAAGGATCACGATGATGAGCAGTACGCTAGAGGATAAAAAAGCAGAGCTGGAACGCGCCATCCAGGAGCTGGATCAGTGGGAAGAATATGACTCTCGCCGTGAAGATGGGAGTGGAGCTCAGGATCGCAGGCACGAAGCAAGAGGTGAATCACTGCGCACACGCGTTGCAGAGTTGAGTGCCGAGGTCGATAGCCTCAGTAAGTGATGGGAGAGTCGCACCAGGTCCACCCAAGCCCAGCTATGCGCTGGGCCGAGGACGTAGAGGAGCACGATGATCGCGCTCAGCCCAGAGAAGTCGATATGGACAATGTTCGCGAGTCAGCGCTTGACGACGAAACGCTAGAGAGCATGGAATCTGCTTTGAAGGAGGCCCTTACCGCGGTCAGTGAAGGGCGGTTGAATGTAGACGATGCATTAGGAGACATCCTCTATTTAATCACCAGCATTGATAACGGCGAACCAAGTGAGATTAAAACCTGGACAGCACCAGGTGCGCTAACTAAAAAAATCACACGCATCGCTTAACGATTTAAAGTCACGGAAAACGCCCGCTGTACCCCAAGCCTCGGCCCCCAAATGCCGGGGCCAGGTCAGTAGAAGCAAACCGGAACGGCTGGTTGCTCTAGAGGATTGAGAATGAAAAAGCAGACCCGCATCACGGCTAAGCCTGAAGGTGATCAAGTGCTGATCGAGGTTGAGGCGGTTGCCACTCGAAAGGAAGCGTATTTCGGTCGAGAAGCTACTACCAAGACTCCATATGATGATCTGAGAGTCACTATTTCGTCGGCCAACGTCAGCACAACTCATCACTTTGAAGCAGGGTCGTGCGGAGGATGGCCTAAGGATTCAGCTGTTGGACGCCTTTTCCCTATGCCGCCGCAGGAGGACGAGGGATTCGGCCAGACCGTGCGTGAGCTGATTCTGATTCTGGCAGGGGCACATATTGCCCAGATCAAGCAAATGGCTGAGGTTCTGCCAGAAGCTAAGGAGCGCGGCCAACTTGAACTTACCCAATTCAGTTTTATGAGCGAATAGGCAACTTAGCGCGGCCTTTGAGTTTGAGGTCGCGCACCACAGATGATCAAAGGTAGAACGGAAAAGTCGCTCAGCTGCACCCCTCGCCCTGGCCGTCAAAACGCCGCGGCCGAGGCAGTAGAGGTACTCCATTTTGGCGTCTCAACAATGAAGGCTAATCAGTATGGATGATATGGACGAACTGGCTAAAATTGACTTGGCCAAACTGGCCCTTCCCGGTCACATCAATGATGCGGTCGGCTATATGCTCAGGGAAATCTGTCGTGTAGGCACTCTCGGCGCAATCCCATATGAAGAAGGCAGAGCCGATGGTATCTGCGTTGGTCTTCGCCTTGCCGGTGTACTGGACAACGCGCAGGAACAAGCGCTGAAAATGACGCTCACCAGGGCGATCGCGCGGAAGCGGCGTGAGCTACGTCCGTCGTGAGGGAAAACGATCATGAACATTGAACAATGGCACCAGAACTGGCGCCTGTTGCCCTCTCAAATCGCCGGTACCGGCGCGGTGATCGAGTGCGTGGACTGCCAACATCAACGCGCTTCGTATGAGCAGAACCTCGCATTCGACCATGCGCGCGGCTGCACGGTGGCTGAGGACAAGCCGCAATTTCCCTGGGCCGACCTGCGAGCGGCCCTACAGCCCGCCGGGCTAGCGACACTGCGCTCGACCCTCGATGGAATTCAGGAATAGACCGGACAACCCGCCGCCAAGCGTGGCGGAATGAGTAAGGTCACATGGTTTTTCAACGACTTACGAATCCATGGAAAATTATGCACATGATCTCGAGATGCAAATACATCGCCCAAGTGGATGCGCAAAGAATGCTGGGAATCGAGACTCTTAATCGTCTGTTCAAGCCTTTTGCGTTGCAATGCAATTCAAATCGCGCAGGTGTTCGAGTTTATCCAGGCTTACCAAAACACTTCTCAAACCTGAGCGATGCGCAGGCAGCGGCAAGCGAATTAGCAGGTGTAGAACTGCACTGGCAAAACGTCGAGCAAGCCTAGGAAAACGATCATGACAACCACAGTAGCTGAGTCTTATTGGGAAGGGCTGAACCCGCGTGAACGGCTCCTGTTTGACCTCCTGCATACAGGCATAGCTGCCGCCCTGGGCGGCGACGAAAAGCGAGCTACGGGCATTATCGAAAAGGCTTGGAAATCTGCTGATCGGTTTCACCCCGTTGGTGGTCAGGAAGCGTTGCGGCAGGTCGCGAATGATCAACTGAAACGGCTGTTAAAAGACGCCGATCGGCTGGATTTCTGGCAAACACACGATTGGTACACCGGCGAGAGGACTGCTGACGGAGAATGGCGATTTTTTCATGCCGAAGATGCTGCTGGCCAGTCCTGTAGTGGAGCAAGCCTGCGTGAGGCTCTTGATGAGCTTAAGAAGGTTCAGCCAGATCTGCGTAGTGCAATGGACGACGCGGATGCCTGGGAAGGTTGAGCAGTATCAACCCCCACGCACGGAAAAAAGTGCTACCCCCACAAGCCTGCCTACGCGGGCTAGGACCATAAAAAATTGGGTGCTTTCTGCCCCCAGGATCAGGCAGGAAAGAGGAGTTAGAATGACACGGAACGCTTTAACATTCGCCGGTGCGCTAGCACTTACTGGCTGCGTAACCCAACTGCCCGAATCCGATTACCAAACCATCGCTACAAGAGTCGCCCAAGCCAGTATCTGCAAGCGCGAGCAGTTAATGACTATCAACCAATTCAATCATTACGTGGTTTTTCAGACACAGGGCTATCCAAGTCAATACCTGTACGATCAGGCAAAGCTAGACAATATGGTCCAGACGAGCCTGGCAAATGCCGGCGCCACCATAGTGGATGAGTCCGATCGTCCGGTTGTGGAAATGACCTGCGCGAACTTGGCCATGGTGGCAGATCGAGTGGGGGCTAGGATGCAGCCCGCCGTTGTAGTACCCCAAAATCCGGTCTACACGCCAATGAACACAAACTGCATCACCAATTATGGGTATACAACCTGTTCGTCGTACTGAACCCCAGGAAAACGGAGCAATGAACAATATCGATCTAGCGCGTGCCAAGTGGATCAGGGCGAGTGATATCGCTTCCAATTTAGCAAAGTCAATACACCAAGTTGGAAGCGGATACGGTGATCCTAATGCTCAAATCCAAGACGAACATCTGCTTCAAACTGCCCGATACGACGCTGAGCGATTGTTTCGCGAGTACGACGACCTTAGTCGCCAACAAACAGACCTAAAGCTAATGGCGCTTCAGAACTCACAACGTCGCGCTACCTGGTCGTCCGTTGTTGTTGCGGTTGTGGCTGGCATGGCTGCAATTGCAAGCGTTGTGATGGCTGTTTTAGCGTACTTGAAGTAAGGAAATCGCCGTGCCACACCAGCCCGCCGAGTCGCGGGCTTTGGCAGTGTAAGGATGCGGCTTTCGCGTCCTCAAGAACGAAGAAGGCTCTATGAATAGCATCTATCTTGAAGCACTTGAGGAATTTGAGGCTCTGACGGGCACACCCTACCGCGATGAGCTTTATACAACTCCAGCATCTGTTCCGGCTGAGCTGCTCGACGTCATCAGCAAAGCCAAGATCAGTCAGGCTAACGCGCGGCAAATGAGCATTACCCATCAGATGCAGCAGTTCAAAAAAAGCAGCATCATCGTATTGCCAGACGATAAGAAGCACTTGGTGAGTGAGTTTGAAGCGTGCGGGGAGCAAATTGAACTCTGGAGTGCGGCACGCTCAGATCGTAAAAATAAGTAGGAAAACGCCCTTGTTACAGAGGAAAAAAGCTTGGCGAAGAGAACGCTCAACAAATGCGGAAGATCATAATCGAGCACGCGGATCGCTACGTTTTTTCTCTAGATCAGAACGATATTCGTCTTATTCTGCCTCGAATGGTTTGATCAGAGACGCTTTAGCGTCTCTAAGCAAGATGAGTGGGTAAGTTGGCATGGTGAACAGTGCAAAGCTGAGGCTGAGCTTCAGCGGTAGCCTGGGGATGCTGTACTGGAGATGAAGCCGTTTAGGGAAAAATTAGGGCAGAAACAGGGCCGTGATAGGCCGCGACAGGCCATACGCGATTAGCGAGAAAAGCGTATCTGCTGGGCTGGAGCGGTCTATGGTGATAGATGAAGAGGTTCGAATCCCTATCCCTACTTCACGGATGCCCCATTAATTCGCGCTTGATTTTTTCACGCGCTTCTTTCCTCATCTCTCGCAGCGCCATCTGGGATGTCGTGAGTTTGCTGGAATTCAGCTGTAAGAAGTAGTCGGATGCTCCGATAGAAAAACATTGGACCTGCCCTGCCAAGTGTTTAAACGTGTCGGGGACACACTTGATGCCTGGATTGATAATCGAAAGCTTACGAGACTTTAAGAACGACATCCATTCAGCGATTTGTTCGTCAATATGGTTGTCCCCGAAACTGTATCCAATGCAAATGAGCTCATCGGCGTAGTTGAGGCTTCCTTTGAAAAGAGATAGAAACTCAGAGGGGGCTATCTGAGTTAGTTTTTTTGAGAATTTGTGCGCGCCAGATAGTAAGCTTTTACGTAGAAAATTAATCTTGCCTTCGTTGTCTTCGTATACGATTTCATTTGTACATATGACGCCGTCTCGCACGGCGATGTCTTGGTTTATTTGGGTTATTAGCCTGAGTTGATTTGCGTAAGATGCTGGGTTGTTGCTCGTCGGTTTTACTTTTAAATAGTCGAGGGCGTCATTTTGTCCGAATATATCAAGTGCCCCATGCAGTTTTATAAGGTTGATGCCATATTCGCCAGGCTTAAAGAAATCATACTCATTCTGTGTAATGGATTCGCGGCTAAGCTTTTCGAATTCAATTTCATATGATGAATCGCTACCTACGCTCATGTGCAGACTAATGCTTTCGTTGAACCCCGACTTCAGAGGTATGCTGGTTTTTGTAGCCAGCATCTCAACTATGCAATCATGGTTCAATGAGAATATCCATAAGGGTTTGTTCTCTGTTGCTAGCTCATTTATGCCGTTGAAATCATCTAGCGCTCTCAAGGCGTAATTATTATTTATGACTTGTCTCTCAAGCAGTAGGCCGTATACCAATTGAAGGAGAAAGCTGAGAGCTGAGTGATAGTCTTGCCTAGTTTTCTCATTTCGCTCTCTAGAACACTCTACTTCGATAGCTCCAATGATGTTTTCGTAGTGAAGGTTTTCATTCTTTAGAAGGCCAATCAGGCTGCATGTCACCTCATCATTCCATCCGCAGCCTCGAGATTTCCAAGTTTCATTTAGCGTAGTCAGCTTCTCAGGAGACATCCAACGCCTTATCTCTGCCGTAAGTTCCCAAACTAGCGGCATGCCACAATCATAGGAGGCTCCGGCACCAATAAATAAGGCTTTCATAATTTTAGTATCACTCCTTCAGAAGACGCTAAAGCATAGCAGCGGCAGCGCTTATGATTGGCGGCAAAGAAACCATTGCTGCTGTCGGCAAAGCAAGGAGTGCAGGAGGACGCGCTGCGCTGCTGGAATGGTACGCTGGCTGATGCGATAGCAAGCCCAATCCGTCAGTCGGGCCGTTTGAACGTCGAAGGGTATGGGGCAAAAATGGGGCAAACCATACGCTAAGCTATGCCATTTAATGCCCGCTATGTGTTTATGCGAGGGGGCGAGAATGCTCGGTTAAGCCTGCAAACTCGGCCCTATTCAACCAAAGCTGTCAGGTACTCCAGCACAATCGGAGTGTGGGAGGACAGGTCGGAGACGGCTTTATTCATCGGATTGTCGGGCAACTCGTTAAAAGATGTAGGGCAAAGCGCGGGCAGTGGCCGGGCTTTTCCGCGATGGGCGCAAGGTTACCATGGCCAGTCTGCCCGACGCAGGCACTGCGGTCGGGTGAGCGTTTACTGGCAGGGAAAAGTTTGATCTATGCACGATTTATGCAAATCAGCATTTGTCATCGGGAAAAACTTCAAGCACTATGCGCGTTATGCAAAAACGCAACGTTTCCTCCGTCTTAAGAGCACTGCTCGACCAGCACGGGATCTCCCCCACGGAGCTCCACCGTCGCACCGGCGTGCCTCAATCAACGCTCTCGCGGATTCTCAGCGGGAAGATTGTCGATCCTTCGGATAAACACATCTCGAAGATTGCTGAATATTTCAACGTCAGCACCGATCAGCTGCGCGGGCGTGCGGATGTCACGCCAACGACCGGCGGCACTCGCGCTGACGTGCATGCGGAACTCAAGGACATAAGCCTGTGGGACGACGACACCCCCGTCGATGACGACGAGGTGTCGGTGCCCTTTCTACGTGAGGTTGAATTGGCTGCTGGATCAGGAAGATTCGTCATCGAAGAGAGCGAGCGCTCCAGCCTGCGCTTCGGCAAACGCAGCCTGCGCCACAACGGCGTGCAATTCGACCAGGCCAAATGCGTGACCGTACGCGGCAACAGCATGTTGCCGGTTCTGCGTGATGGCGCCACCGTCGGCGTCAACGCCGGCAAGTGCGGCATCGGCGACATCATCGATGGCGATCTGTATGCGATCAATCACAACGGCCAATTGCGCGTGAAACAACTCTATCGCCTGCCCACCGGCATCCGTCTGCGCAGCTTCAATCGCGACGAGCATCCGGACGAGGACTACAGCTTTCAGGAAATCCAGGAAGAGCAGATCGTCATCCTCGGTCACGTCTTCTGGTGGGGCATGTACGCCCGCTAACACTCGTTCATCCAACTGAAACCTGCCCCCCCGGCAGGTTTTTTTTCGCCTGCAGAAATCTCCCCACCCCTTGGCCCGCATGGGTTTCATGCATACGCGCAAATTTAATGCATAAATAAATGCATTTGCGCATTGACTGTATATGCATCCATGCATATTCTTGCCACCAAGCCGCTCGACAAAGCGGCTGGCAAGACAAGCTCTTTAGTTCCACAAGAACAGGCAGCGATGAACCGGCCTCAACGGTTCAGT